ATATTATATATAGTATTATTAGTATTAGTACTAGTAGTGATTGGTTTTGGTTGTTGGTTTAGTTTTAAAAGCTGGAAGAAAATAAAAAATATATAAAGTTGCACTTCGGGGGGAGGGGGTTGTAAATTTTAGATTTTTATTTTTTAAAAAACTTCTTGTTAACCCCCCCTCCCTAAAATAATTATTATATATTTTTTCTAATAAGTAAAGATTTCTTGACTTCTTTATTTCTTTAGTGTATAATTTAAGAGTAGAAAGGGTGACTAAAATGATACATAAAGAAATAGCTATTGCAGTAAAGGACGATAATAACCTGGTAGTACATAGAATAAGTAAAAATACTTACTGGGTAGGTAGTACTTACGCGCTTGTAAAACTAGGGACTAAAGAATTCGAAGCTTTTAAGGATCGTTACAATAATTATAAAAGTACGCCTAACATACCCGAGGATACAGAAATAGAACAGTCTGTAGGTTATGTTAACGGCGAATTTAAACCCGAGGGACCTAATGTTAACTTAGTTATTCAAGAACCTAACCGCGCTGATGATCTGGAAGCTGTTAAAAGAACAAGCTTTAAATTCGGGGCCGAGGATAAAAACGTAACATTATATAGTATTAAAGGTACACTTGCAGGTTATAACTCAAAGTATGATCGGATCATAGAACAGTTTAATGAACACAAGGCTACGGATCAGTATAACCCGATCCGCTGTTATGAAGGATCAGACTTAAAAGCTGTAATAATGCCGGTCAGACTTTCCGCGCTTCCTATGGCCGCTGAATACGAAATACTGGCACAATCTAAACTACCAGGGAGGTAATTTAAAATGAAATGGTTAAAAGATTTTATTTTCAATTATTTAAAATATGGGGACAGTATAAAATGGAGGTAAATTAATATGATGAACTTAGAAACTTACAGTACTAAAGTAAGGCCTAGTACTAAGAAAAGAATTAAGGCTTTAACAGAAGCTAACGGCTACAGGGGACAGCGGGAATTATTAGAGGATATGTTAAACGCTTATGAAGATCAAAACCCTACAGCGGCGAGTAAGGCCGATCAGTACGAAAATTTAATGGATCAGTAAAGATTTAAGGCCTGGAATTTACCAGGTCTTTTTTCTTACTTAAATTAATTTTAAAATAAACTTAAAAACTTCTTGACTTCTTTACTTCTTTACTGTATAATTATTTATAGTAAGACATTACAAGAAAGGGCGGCGATAAAATGATTAATGCTAAAACAGATAAAGAGAAGCAGAATTTATTAAAATCTAAAATTATAACTAAAATGATTTCTAAGGTAGAGTTTGAAGGGCGCGAGGATATGGAAGCAATTCAAAGCGAGGTAGCTAAGGAACTTAACGAACAGGCCGGCGTAGAACTAAAGAAAGCTAATGAAGTAGTAAGGTTAGTAGTAGCCGAATTTATACAGAAGGGGGTAGCTTAAATGTTAGAAATAGATAATACAGTAGCTTCAATAATTAGTGGCAGGGAAGGTAAAGTAGTTTTTAGAGGTTCTGGGACTTACAAAGGTCACGAAGTAGATCTAGAAGCCGACCAGGTAATCGTAGAATTTGAAGGATCAGAAAAACCGTTCCTATTTAAAGAATGTAACTTAATAAAGCTGTAGGATACAGGGCTAGGGAAGAAGGGCCGAGAAGTCCGGCCGGGATCCGGAAGGATCCTTCCGCTTAACCTGTTACAGCAGGTATACATTAGTAAGGGGGTGAATTTATAATGGGTGACTTATACGATACTATTTCGCCGAGAAAGCGGGCCGGTATTGGTAAACAATTCCTGGCAGATATTGAAACTGAAACGACCGACGTAGACATATTAATAGACGAGTATTGTAAAGTATATAATAATTTAGACCAGAAAATTTTAAGAAATTATCTAAGTAATTTAGCTGATCTGGTTACTGATCCTAATTAGGGGTAGAAAATAGATAAAGCTAAAAAGGTTAGGTGGTTATAGAAAGAGAATTCTTAAGGCTATAGAACCTAACTAAATTAAGGGGGCGTAATTATGATGAGTTTAATAAAAGGGGTACCAGACGACTTTATTAAAGACGGAAGACATAGTAGACAAGACTTCAAAAATGCAGTTAAGGCAGTAGAGAAATTCAGAGATCCTAGCTGGGAAGATCAAAGAGTAACAGGAATAGGTCCTAATGCAATTTGGCTTCGGGACGAAAAGTATAAGTACAGGTATAGTACTAATACAGGGCAGTTAAAAGGGGTAGAAATAGCAGTATCAGACAAAGCACTTGATAAGGAAATGGAAACCGGAAGGCACGTTCCAGTTACCTGGAAGAAACTAAATTAAGAGGTGTTATAAATGTATACCATAATTATAGAAAGTCGACATAAAATAGCTGATTATCACGCTAAAGACATAGACCAGGCCCTGGACCTTGTAAGTCAGATTAAAGGCGACCACGAAGATATAGACTACATTCATATAGATAAGAAAGAAGGTTAGCTTATTATGAAGCTGGGTAATATAGAAACTAGAATTAAAGGCGGAAGTCGAAAGAACTTCCGCCGCTTAACTGAATGGAATGTAGAAAATAGGATCTTATACGGAATACTATTTAGTATAGATCTTAAGCTTTCAGATTTTGCAGATAAAATAGGCGTTAGCAGTAGGACAGTAGAAGCCTGGGTATTTGAAGGTAGAGAACCAAACGACGAGAATAAAGAAAAGATCTGTAAGTTACTGGGCTACCCAGAAGAAATTTTATTTTATGATATAGAAAGGCGGGGATAGTATGGAAGATCTTATTAAAAAGTACGCGCAAATGAGTGACCCAGACGCCCAGGAAGCAGTAGAACTTTTACAGCTGTATAAGGACCGGCCAGCTGAACTACTTAACCACCTGGACCAGAACTTAAGCAGTAAAGTAGCAAGATCAGAAGTATTAGAACTTTTATATATGGATCTACTTACTTGTTTACAATAAGAAATTAGTCTGATCTATAGTTTTAACTAATTAGCTGTGTAGAATAAGAAATTAGTTTACATAGCTAATTAGTTTAGTTATATTTAGTATTAAAGAGTATACACAAGAAAACAAAAGTTAAAATAGGTTAACAGTAATATATTACATTATTTAGGATAATTTTTGCTTGCTATTACAGAAATAAGGGTATATAATACTTAATAGTAAGATATAAGAGATAAAAACGAGATTTAAAGGGGGTGTAGAAAATGACAGCTTTAGTTATAAAAGGTAAACCAGCCGACATTGTTAGGCAGTTAGGAAGTATTGATCCGCAGGCCTGGGAAGATCATAAGAAAAGACTACTTAAGATAAAGGGGGCGTAATTAATGGCTAATATCACTAAGGTAGAAGCCTTCGGCCTTTGGTCCCACTACGAAAGTACTTTTAAGTTTAGTCCAGGGCTTACAGTTATAACTGGACCGAACGACAGCGGGAAAAGTAGTCTTATAAGAATTATACGCTGGGTCTTTTTAGGCGAACCCCAGGGCGACGCTTTCTTATTTAAGATCAAGGACGAAAGCGGCGAAGTATCTAAAGAAACTGACGAGGGTAAAGCTGTTATATATTTAGATAACGGCGTTAAGATTACTAAGATCCGCCGGGGAAAGAAGACCATTTATAAACATAGAGGCTTTAAGGAACCATTCGAAACTGCTACAGTACCCGAGGAAGTAAAGGACGCGTTAGGGATAAAGTATTATAGCTTCGGGGACTTTGAAGCGGCCCTTAATTTTGCCTTCCAGCTAGAACCGCCTTTTTTAATATCAGAAGCAGATAGCGCCGGCGCTAAAGTGCTGGGACAGCTGGCAGGTACAGAAGCGGTAGATCTAGCTATCGGGAAGGTAAGAAAAGATACTTACAAGGCCAGGCAAGAAAAACTACAGGCAGAAAAAGAAGTAGAAAAATGTAACTCTAAATTACTAGAGTACGAAAACTTAGATCAGCTTAAAGAACAGTTAGAAATCTGCGAAGATCTTATAGAAAGTATAGATCAAGCGGCAGAACGTGCTGATAGGTTACAGGAATTAAATAAAAGGTTGGATAAGACAAGCTACAGACTAGAAACGTTAAATAAAGAACTGGACCGTCTGGCAGTTATCCCGACCTTAGAAAAGGACCTAAAAGATATAGAAACAGCTAACAGGCGTTACGAAACTCTTTTAGATCTTTATAAAAGGTTAGATCAAAGCCAGACTGAAATAGATCACTTAACTAAAGAACTAAAAGTCTATAAGGGTCTACCAGAAGCAAGTCAGATTGTTAATAACTTAGGTTTTATCCACAGAAAAGTAGAGTTATTAACAGACTTATCCACAGATTACGACAAAGTTATACGTAATATCCAGGAAGCCGATAAAGTATTAGAGAAAACTAAAGGTATTAATAAAGCGGCTAAGATCCTGGAAAACTTAGAAACTAACAGGAACAGACTAGAAAGATTGGAAGACATACGTTATGATTTTATAACTACTGACACTAATTTTAAGAACTTAGAATTAGAATTATTAAGGCTTTCAGAGGTTGAAAAAGCGGATCAGATACTTAAAGACTTACTTAAGAAGCAGGAAAGATATAGTAAGCTATCCGGTCTTAAGGAAGCTTTCGGCGATACCGACGCTAACCTATTCGCGATTAATAGTAGCTTAGAAAGATTTACAAAGCTGGAAGAAGTCCAGGAAAGCGTTAATAAGTTAGTTAGTGATTGGGATAAGCTAATGGATCTAAGAAGTCTTAAGACTAGATACAATTTAGATAAAAAGGAAGTAGACTTAATTACAGACTACTTAGAGGAAGCTAAAGAAAACGTCGAAGCCTGGGAAGAAGAACTTAATAAAGCCTGGGAAGAAACAGACGGGATCTGTCCTTTATGTGAAGAACCTATTAAAAATATTAAAGATCATAACCACCATTAAAATGGGAGGGCGGCAAGTTGAAAAATAAATATAAGATACTAAAGGTACCTAATTTAGCTGTTATTTATTTACCTAAAAATGACGGCGGCAAAGCTATTACAGCGGTTGATATTGACGATCTAGTAGAAATAAATAAGTACCCGGGAAGCTGGCACTTATTCGAACACGGGCCTACCGGTCATACTTATGTAAGGGGTTGGAACGGTTCAGATAAACCAGAACCCTTACTACATAGATATATTATGGAACCGGAAAGAGGGCAGAACACAAGCCACGTAAATGGTAATGGCTTAGATAACAGACGTAAAAACCTGGCTAATGTGCCTATAGGTAAAACAGCCAGAGAAGAAAACAGCGTAAAGGATATACTAAGTAAGTTATCCTGGATCTACTTAAAATCATTAAATAGGGGGTTAAGTTAATGGAAAATGCAAAGCAGAGAATAGAAAAAGCTAAGGAAGGTCTTAAGAAGGCGGAAACAGAAAAGACCAGAAAGGAAACCGAGAAAGAGCAGGCTATTAAAAAGCGGGACGAACTGATCGAAAAAATGGAAGACGAAGGGGTAAGCCCGGAAACTATAGGTGGCGAAATTTCAAAGCTGGAAAAAGAGATCCAGGAAGATTTAGAAAAAGTAGAAGATCTTATCCCGGAAGTTTAAAGGGGGTTAATTAATGCCTAGTCTTAAAGATATGTTTAAAAGCAATTCTGACAAGCAGAACCAGTCCGAAAATAGGACTAAAGGCCCTACAGGTAGTATTAGCTATAAAGGTAGCTACCAGCTAAATAAGGCTAATCTGGACGTTAAGAAAGCCAGGGAAGAAATCAGTAAAAGAGAAGGTAAACGCGATCAGATCTTAGCTGATAAAAAAGAAGCCCTGGAAGCTAAAGAAGAAGCGCAAAAGGAACTAGCTATCTACGATAAGGCCCAGATCCTACTACAGAAAACCAGCGACTATGCTAGACAGCAGATAAAAAGTAAGATCGAAGAAATAGTAAGCCAGGCGCTTAATGTAGTTTACGGCGGAAATCACAGCTTTATAGTAGATTTAGACGTTAAAGGTAGCAGGCCGATAGCCGAATACTATTTAGACGACGGGACTACAATTACAAAGCTGGAAAAGCCAGACTACGATCGCGGCGGAGGTAAAGTAGATATTATAAGCCTGGCCTTAAGGTTAGCTGTTAACGAGATCAGAGGGGTTAAAGGTCCTATATTCTTAGACGAGGTAGGTAAACACGTAGACAATGAAGCTATAATAAACGTAGCTTACTTCTTAAAAGAATTCAGTAATAAGTTTGATAAGCAGATTATTTTAATAACCCACGAACAGGCCCTTGCAGAGATCGGCGAAGTAAGTATAGAAGTAGAAAAGAAAAACGGCGAAAGTCAAGTAGAACTGATAAGTTAAGGGGTGGTTAAATGATTAAAGTAGAAGATATAGACGACGTACAGATACTTAAAGTTAGTGAATTCGGCGGCGAAGAATACGCCCAGGTAGCGATAGCTTATAAAGATCTAACAGGCGAAATAGTATACCTTAACCTGGAAGCTATAAGAAAATTAGCTAACGCTTTAAGGGACTGGATCTTAGAAGTGACTACAGAAGTTATAGGTAGGTTAGCAAAAGCAGGGGACTTTATGCCGACTTCTTAAGAAAGGGGGTAGAAAATGGTAAAGTTTTTATTCGCGGCAGATTTACACTTTAGGGGGACTAACCCCAGAAATAGAATAGATAATTATAAAGAAGCCGCTAAACTTAAACTTAAGGAAACTTTCCAGATAGCAGAGGAAAAAGCAGTAGACGCTATAATCTGGCCCGGTGACGTATTCGACAGCTTTAACGTTAGTATAGGGGTACTTTTAGAACTGGCAGACTTTATTACCAGTAATAAACCTAAACATATACCTATATTGACTACATACGGTCAGCACGACGTCCAGGGTTATAATAAAGAAAGCCTGTATCGTACAAGCCTGGCCTTACTTGAAAGATTGATCCCGGAATTAAGATTATATACTGATCCCAGTCAGCGGGACATATTCGTAGATAATAACGGTACTAAAGTACAGCTGACCTTTACGCCTTATAGTAGGCAAATGGACGTAGACGGCTACGGATACAGCCCAGAGGACGTGCAGGCGGGAACTTCTTATAGTATTCACGTAGCACACGGTACGTTATTAGATCACAAGCCGCCGTTTGATAAGTTTACCTTATTAAAAGACGTGCAGACAAAAGCTGATCTAGTACTTACTGGCGATTACCACCCAGGCTACGGGATCTTTAAGCGCGGCGACGGTAAAGTATTTTGTAACCCAGGAAGTCTTACCCGATTAAGCGCTACAGAAAACAGTATAAATCGTAAAATAAAGGTTGCACTTGTAGAGGTTCAAGGTTCGGAAGCTAATATAGAACTTATACAGCTGGAAAATCAAAGGCCCGGGGAAGAAGTACTGGACCGATCAAAGATAGAAGCTGAAAAAGAACGACAGTATAATATGGAAAATTTCGCGGCACTTATAGAAGCTAAGACCGGGGAAGCTGTCTTACTTGATGTAAACCAGATAGTAGACGAAATAGCGGCCCAGGAAGGTACAGAAAAAGAAGTAGTACAGCTGGCTTTAGATAAGATCGACGAAGCCCGGGGGGAATTAAAACAATGAAAAGAGGTAAAATTCCGAACTTAGGTAAGGATAAGGTTAAAATTCCGATCATAGGGGCAAAACGTAAGAAACCGAAAAAGAAAAAGATTAAAGTCTGGACCTGCGGTAATTGCGGGCATAAAGAGCAGATTAACCCAGACGGTCAGTTAAAAGAGTTAAACTTTAAAAAGTTTGATAATAGAACGAGTAAGATAACCTGCCCGAATTGCGGATCTTATACAATTCAGCGGCACGGTGGAAACTTTAAAGTAGGTCAGTTTTTAGTAGTTAAGGCGCACTTAAAGAAGGTGTGGTTATGAGTGATCTTAAGAATTCAGATAGAAAACTACAAGGTATAGTAAGTAAACCACAGTTTGATACTGACGTTTACTACCCTGGTAAGTGTATTAGTGTCAGTACTAAAGAAGAGTATGTATACAGCGGACTTAGACATTTAGTTACAGAAGCTATTATAACAAAGTCTAACCCTTTAAAAATAGAAATACTCTATGTTTTTAAAGGTTCAAAGGAAAATTTAATAATTCCTATAGAATTTATAACTGATAAAAAGGTAGAAATCGAACCTTTAATCAGTAAGATTTTAGACGGTAATAAGAATAAAGGAGGATTTAATTAATAATGGAAAATGAAATGCAGAAACTTAAAGACGGTGTAGAAAAGTATATTAAAGTCCACGGTAAAAAGAAGGTAGCGGAAGCTATTAATCAGATCTTAGATACTGGCGCCGCACCCAGGGAAAACCACCCAGTAGTTAGTGACAGCGAATTACAGCTTACTGTAAACCACCTGGACGGCGGTATTAGCGATATTATAGAAGCGGGTGCAAAAAAGGAAGAATTGTATAATAATAAAGCTGATCTTCTAAAAGAGATCCGGGAACTGGAAACAGAAATAGAGTTAGCAGAAGCCGAAGCAATTATGGAAATACGCGGCGAAAGCAGTAGAAGTCAGTATATAATGCGCGACGGTGAAAAGGTAGCTATAGGTAACGACACCGCCCGCGAAGCTTTAATGAAAAATAATTCGGCTAAATACCGTAAAAAGCTGGCGGCTAAAGAAGCAGAACTAGCCCGTATAGATCAGAAGTTAAGCGAGGTTAACGACGAGAAAGGTACAGTTAAGGAAAGTAACGAAAGTATTAGGGCTAAGGCCAGACTGCAGGCGGCTTTACTTAACTACTTAGCTAACGGGGGTAATTAAGTATGGGATTTTCTAGCGGACCTAAAAATGACTAACAGATCAGCAGAACAGCAGAGGAAGCGACAGCGCGGCGAAGATTTCCAGGATCAGTTAAGGGAAAGCTGGCTTAAGGTCCCGAATATCTGGCGAATACATTTAAACGAAGCTTCGGGATCCAGGCCAGCTGACGATCTGATCCTTACAGAACCGATTAACATTTTACTGGAAGCAAAAAGAACCGAGGACGACGCCTTTAGGTTAAGCTTTTTAAGAGAAGGACAGATAACAGGCCTTTTAGACTTTGAAAAAGTAATGACCCGTAATTACGGTTTAGTATTTGTAAACTTCTTAAACACTAAAAAAGAGATCAACGAAACTTATACTTTTAAATTAGTAAAGGCGCTTAAATATATGAAAAGTAAGGACAGACTTAATATAAAGCTGGAAGAATTGCGGGCCGGTAAGGTTGATAGTATTTATATTCCAGCTTTAGAAAATAAACTATATGACGTCGAGGAAGTGTTAAAATGTTACAGGCGACTATAACAAATAATATCAGAATTCGAACCCGTAACGTAAGGCTTAAGGCTCTAATAACTAAGCCGCTTACGATAGATAACCCAGAGTACTTAAAGCGAAAGCAAAGAGGAAAAAGGACCTACGGGATAGACAGAAAGCTAAAGATATACGCGATAGACCAGGGGGATATAATAGCACCCAGAGGTTTTGAAAGTAAGTTAATTGAGATCTTAAAAAACCAGGGTATAGATCCCGAGGAAGTAATAACAAAGGATCAGAACCCTGGTAATAAAGCAGACTTTGGTAACTGGAATTCAGATTTTAAGCTTCGCGGCTTTCAATCCCCAGCTGTAGAAGCGATCACCGAAGAAAACGGGGTTTTAGTAGCGCCGGCAGGATCTGGTAAAACTATAATGGCTATGAAGTACGTTTTTGAAAAAGGACGATCTACTTTATGGTTAACCCACACTAAAGATTTAATGTATCAGTCAAGAGATCGGGCCAGATCTACTTTAACTGATGTCGGTAAGATTGGAATTATAGGCGGCGGTAAAAGACAATGGGGTGACGGTAAGTTAATAATAGCTACGATCCAGACTTTAGCTGAAAACCCGGACCTTATTACAGCTTTAGACGATTTTATCGGTACGGTGGTAGTAGACGAAGCGCACCATATACCGGCCCCTATGTTTTTTGACGTAGTAGGGCAGTTTAAAGCAGAAAATATGCTAGGTGTGACGGCAACGCCGCAGAGAAAAGATAAGCTAGAAGACTTTATGTATCAGTCAGTAGGTCCGAAGCTTTACAGTATAACCCGGGACGATCTTTATAAAGCAGGCTTTTTAATTAAGCCTACGATCAAATTCGTTTATACTGATTTTAGCGACGATCCGGCCAGTCAGCGAAATGATCTTAATAGTGTGGACGCTGGCGGGGAAGATCTTAATTATAATGAACTGATGAAACTTTTAATATCAGATAAGGACCGGGCCGAATTAATAGCAGAAACTATCTTAGCTTACTGGAAAAAGCACAAGAAATTTAGTCTAGTTATTTCCGAAAGTATTCGCTACTGTTTTAAGATCCGGGACCTTGTAGCAAAAAAGGCCAGGGACTACCAGGTAAGCGCCCCAGTAATGGAAGTCGTACACGGTGGTATTAGCCAGTACAGCTGGCGGGTAGCTGGTACAGAAAGCGAAGCAGAATTAATGGTAGAAGCCGGGGAAGCCAGGCGGTATAAATACAGTAAACGCCGTAAGCGCTGGCTTGTAGAAGTGCCGCAGTATACTGACGAAGAATTTAACGACTGGCAGGTAACAAGTAAGGACCGACGGGAAATACTAGAAAAGGCAGAAAATAACAAGCTAGACATACTATTTGCTACTCAATTAGCCCGTGAAGGTTTAGACTATCCCCACTTATACATAGGTCACGTAGTAACACCGAAAAGAGGGGACCAGGGCGGAAGAAAAGACGGCGCGGCAGTAGAACAGGAAATAGGACGTATTCAGCGGCCAGACCCTAAAAACCCAGATAAAAAAGCTTTCTGGATCGACTATGTAGATTATAACGTCGGCGTCTTTAAGTCACAGTATTACAGCCGTAGGAAAGTTTATAAGAGGTTAGGCCTTAAAGTACCTAATAAACCCCGATCAGAAAGTCAGCAGATAGAAAAGTACCTGGATAGGCTTTTTTAGGGGGTGTTATATGGTTAGATTATCAAAGAAAGAGGAAAGGAAACGCTTAAAGCTGTATAATCAAGGACTTAACGACGTAGAAATGGCCGCCGAACTTAATGTAGGGCGCCACGCGGTTAGGGGCTGGCGTAAACGCCGAGGTCTTCCTGCTAATGTAGGACCTGGGGAAACTGGAAGTATTCCGGAAGAAGAACATAAGGAAAGATTAAAATATTATAATCAAGGTTTATCTGATCGGGAGATCGGAAAAAAGGTTCATTTATCAAAGACCGGTATAGCTTACTGGCGCGAAACCCACGGCTTACCGGCTAACATATCAAGGGACGCCGGCGGCGCCCACGGTAAGGGTGGCGCGGTTCTTACCGAAAAGGAACATAAAGCCAGGCTAAAGCTGTGGAAAGCAGGGCTTGACGATAAAGAAATAGCCGAAAAAAGAGATATAGAAACCCAGACAGTCAGAAAATGGCGCCGTAAGTTTGGCTTAGACGACAGTCAAAGGCTTACTAAAGAACAGAAAAGGAAGTTTAAAGGCGCCCTGGGACTTGATAAACTATTTTAGGAATTAATAACCGCTGATAAGTAAAACTATTACAGCAGGAAGGGGGCTTTGAAAATGACAGCAGAACTTAATAAAAGGCGCGCCGCCCTGGAACGTCAGTTTAAAGATTACGACGACAGTTTAGATATTGAAACGGTAGCCCAGATATTAAATGTTAGTAAAGATAAAGCTAGAGATCTAGTAATGCGAGGAATTATTAAATCTTTCGTAGTAGATCCTACGAAGGAAAGAAAGACTAGAAAAGTAACTAAGGCAGACTTAATTTCGTTTATTCTAAGTAACAAAAACTAAAAATATCCTTAAGGGGGACAATTAAAAATGACTAATGAAAACGTAAATAATCAAACAGAAGGTACCGAGGAAGTAAAAGAGGAAAAGAACCAGGCTTTAGTAAATAAGGCAGAAGGAAGTATCCAGGAAGCGGCTAACGAAAGTTTTATAGTCGATATTTTAGAAAGTATTAAGGAAGACTTCCTAGCAGTAAACGCTGGCCTAGATTTAGATTTTGTTTATATAGGCGACTGGCTTAAGATCTCTAAAAAGGGGGACTTTGTAGAGCGCGATAACGAGGACGTAAACTACGGCGATAGTATAGACGTAGTTATCGCCCAGGGAGAAAAGCGCTGGACCCTCTTTGGTGAACAGGATAGCCCAGAGGACGGCCAGTTAATTGTAGCAGAGCAGGAACAAGAAGACGCCGAAGCCGCTTTAGGTGAATGGTTAATGGCAAACCCAGAAGCCGCGGAACGCTATAACGCCGACGATCTGGAATTACGTTATGTAGCTTATGTAGTACCTGTAGAAAGCTTAGGCCAGGAATTCCCACAGGTTTACCTTATTAGCTTCCCTAAGTCTACTACAATCGGTTTTGGTAAGTGGACTATGCAGGTATTTAAAGGTCGCTATGCAGACCAGGGCGTACCAGCAAGAACAGGAATTAATAAAATAGTAACTAGAATGACAACCAAAGAAATGAAAGGTAATAATTTCGAGTGGATCGGAATAGAATTCGACGCTGTAGGAATGTTTAGACCAGAGGAATACGGAATTAATACAGAAGACAATACAGAAAATACAGATCAGTAATTAATATTAGGGGGCAGGTCACTAATGGCAACAAAGAAACCTAAAATATCAGATTATAAATACGTAGACGTCTGGTACAGCGATAAGGACGGTAAGTCCAGCCCCTGGAAACGGATCCCTATGGAAGAAGTCAAAGAATTTCAGCAGGAAGAAGCCTTAAATTTTAACTGCTTCGCGACTATTCAGCAGTTCGCGAATAAGTCGGGTGTTAAGGGCGAAGATTTCATAGCGCCCTTATACTTCGACTTAGATTATGAAGAAGATCCGGAAGTAGCTAGAAAAGAAGCGATCCAGTTAGTAGAGTTTTTTACTAAAGAACTGGATATAGAAAGATCAGATATTAAAACTTTCTTTTCCGGATCTAAAGGCTTCCATATACTGATAGAAGCTAAGGCTTTCGGGGTCAGACCCAGGAATGATTTACACAAAGTGTATAAACATATAGCCGGTTACTTACGCTACAGGTTGGGCGATATGATAGAAAATGAAGAAGGGGACGAAATAGAACCCCTAAAAAGTGTAGATCTTAAGGTTTATACTTCAAAAAGAATGTTAAGATTACCTAACAGTATGCACCAAAAAACCCGGCTTTTTAAGACCAGGCTTACTATTAATGAACTAGAAAATAAGGATCTAAAACAAATAAAAGACTTAGCAAGTCAACCGCGGCGGGATATAGAATTTAATGATGAAGCAAAGACAAAAGAAAGAACCCAGGCGGTGAAATTTTACGACACTAAATTAGGCGAATATGAACAGGCTAAGGCGACAGCTAATAATAATTACGACGATACCGAGTACATATTCGATAAAGAAGAACCGCCCGAGTGCGTTAAAGATATATTAAGCGGCGGCTGGAAAAAAGAAGGCGACAGAAACCAGGCTACAGTACAGCTTACCTGCTACTTTAAAGCGGCCGGCTGGACTAAAGAAGAAGCTTTAGAAAAGTTAGAACCCTGGGTGTTAGAACATACGAGCGCTAAAAGTAACTACCAGCGCCGGCAGAGGGTTAGTAATACCCGTAACGTAGTGGATAGCATTTATAATAATGACAGCGATTATAAATTCGGTTGCGCGTTTATTAGATCTTTACACGGTGAAAAAAGACCGAACCAGGACAGCTACGACAGGGTAGCTTGCGCTGGGGATATGTGCCCGGCCCTTAAAGAAAATAACGAGGAAAAAGAAGATCCTATAGCACTACATTTAGCTGAAACAGGCGACGCTGATTACACAGGTAAGTTAGTCAGTACTAAAGTAATGATAGCCGGAAAAAGGCACACGCCTTATATAGTACCGTCCAGGATAGAGTACAATTGCTGGGGTAGATCAAACTGTAAAAAGACAGGGTGTCCGCTTTATAACATACCTTCCGGGGTAGCTTATAGAGATTTAGGAACTAAAGATCGGGAATTAATACAAATGTGCGGTATCGGTGACGATAATATTAAAGGGATACTAAAACAGCTTTCGGGGGTTTATAACTGCCGTAAGTACGACGTCGAAAGGGTAGACACTACTAACGTCGAGGAAATTATGGCTATCCCTAAAGCAGAAGAAAACGCCGCTATGATTGATTACAGAGATACTACAAAAGACGGAACTTATGTATTAAGGACCGTTTACGCTATCGGCGACATTAGTCACTTAGAAGAAAATAAATACTATAATATTAAAGGTTATGTTTACCCGCACCCTAAAGATCAGCAGGCTACGATCTTAATTAAGGAAGCTGAACCGCTACAGGACGTAGTAGACAGCTTTGAAGTTACAGAAGAACAGAAAGAGCGGCTTAAGATCTTCCAGCCGGAAAATTACACAGTAGAAGCAATTAACGAAAAGTTACAGGAAATTATGAACGATTTAACCTATAATGTAACAAGAATTGTAGAACGTGACGAAACTTTATTAGCGGCACTATTAACCTATCATAGCGTACTAAGGTTTAAAGTACCCTGGGACAGTTTACCGATCCGGGGTTGGCTAGAACTAGCTGTAATAGGTGACACAGGAACGGGTAAATCTGCTTTAATGGAAAAACTACAGGCCTTTACCGGCTTAGGATCAAGAGTTAACGCGGAAAGTACAAGCCGTACAGGGCTAACCTATAAAATGGAACAGTCTGGATCCGGCGGTGCCTGGTATATAGTCTGGGGCGCCTGGCCTTTAGCTGATAAGGAAGCGATCTGGATTGATGAATGTACCGGAATAAGCCAGGAAGAATACGGACAAATGACTATGGCCCGATCAGAAGGTAAACTGGAAGTAAAAAGAGCTGTCACAGCTGAAACACCTTCCAGGGTCCGGGCGATATTAACCGGTAACGTGCCGTACGGTAAAAGATTATCTGATTACGGCCAGGGCGTGGAAGCACTTAAGGATATATTTAATAATGAAGATATACGCCGCTTTGATTTTAGCGTATTTATGAAGTCTACAGACGTGGACCCGGAACTTTATAATAAAGAGATCCAGGACTACCCGCAGACCATTAAGGGCGAAGACCTTAAAAATAATATACTATTTGCCTGGTCCAGAAACTACGATCAAGTAAGCTTTAGCGCTGACGCTTTAGACGCGATCCTGGAAGGATCTACAGAACTATCTAAGATCTACGGTAATGCGAACGATATACCGCTGGTAAGTCCGTCGGATCAGCGTAACAAATTATCCAGGCTTGCTACAGCTTTGGCGGCTTTAACTCACAGCGTAGACGAAAGCGGGGAACGTATCCAGGTTTGGCCCGGACACGTAGAATATATTATAAATTTCCTTAAGGCTATTTATAACGCGCCAGGGGCAGGGCTTAATTATTACGCCAGGCTTTCAGTTAAGGAAGAAGAATTAGACGAACAAAAGTATAATAAAATAACTGACTACCTTAAAAGTTTAGACACGCTAAAAAGTACCCAGAAGTTTTACGAGTTTATAAGTTTATTTAGTACTCAAAAGTACTTAAGGCTGGGGAATGTAGAAGCTATGTTAAGTATCGACAAAGAGGAAGCTAAGGCTATAGTTAACTTACTTGCTAAGTTAAGAATGGTAGTAATGACTTCCGGGGGCTACAGGAAAACGGCCCGCTTTAATAGTTACATATCGAAATGTTTTGAAGAAGGCGTATTCGATAACGTAGAATTTGATCTTATTTAGAAAGGGTGGAATAATGAAGCTTAACAGTTTATTTCCGAGTACTAAAGGAAGGTCCAGACCTTCGAAAACTAAAGACAGTAAGAAAAGCGGTAAAGAGTTAATAGCAGAAGCAAAGAAAAAAGCCCGGGCAAGTAGAATAATCCCGGGTAACGGGGTCTTTAATATTGACTGGCCCGATTTATGGGAACAAAAACCTAAAGATTATAAAGTAGTTACTGATATTGAAGAATTTAAAGAATATTTAAGAAAATGTAAAAAGACAGGCCTAGCTGGTTTTGACTGGGAAACAGCACCCAGTAAAGAAGAACGTAAACGGTTCGCCAGATATGAAAGAGATTTTAAAGCTAGAATGGCCGCCGCTAAAGCCGACGATAATAAAAGTCTAATTAAGACACTAAACGGCGAATATGAAGAACGGAAAGAAGAATTTTTAAAGTCGCCGCTAGATCCCTGGAAAGGCGAAATCTGTACTTTATCCATATCAGCAAAGCCGCACGAAGCGCGGGTAGTATTTATAAGCCACAAAAACGGCGAAAGAAACTTTATGTCGGATCTACCTAGAAATGTAGCCCGGGATCTGTTACTTGATACCCTGGAAGCTATGATCCTAGAACAGAAAAGTATAGTTAAAGTAGCCTATAATCTATCTTTTGAAACTAAATACGCGCTTAAGTACGGTAAGTACATACTGGAACCAGTAGCAGATCCTATGGTTATGTTAGTAAGGTGTCAGCAGGTTGTAGATCCTAAAAAGATCAAGTCTGAAAGAAGGCCCGCCACAGGTAAAGGCCTTAAAAGTCAGACTAAAGAATTATTCGGGGTTGAAATGGGTAACTTTAGGGAACTATTAGACGACCGCGGCGTGGAATTCTTCGACGAGGTAAACACCGACGATCCTACAGCTGTAAGATACAGCGCCGAAGATAGCGACTACGCCCTACAGCACTACCTTTACTGGGAGAAAGTAGCCGCCCAGATCCCTAATAAAAACGAATTATACCCTACTTACTTAGACTGGCTTAACGGGATAGAAATGCCTTTCCAGCGAGTTATAGGTCAAATGGAATACTGGGGAATGAAAGCGAACGAACAAAGGTTTATGGAACAGCGCCGGGAAGCACACGACAAGCAGGAAGAAGCCCAGGAAATAATTAAGGATATTGCCCGGGAAAATTTCGATATTGAAGTAGATCCCGGTAAATCTGGGAAGACTGGCGACGTTAAAGATCTAATGTATAAGAAAATGGAACTACCGATAGCCCAGAGGACTGATAAGGGTAATATATCATTAAATAAGTACGCTATCGAAGATACTATCTTTATGTTAGAAAATAAGCTTGAAGACTTAGACGAGGAAGAATATTTAGGGGCAGAACTTCCAGACGACTGGGAAGATAGGGACCCGGAAACCGATAAGAATTTAACTACAGAGCAAAGAAAGCTGATAAGAATTAAAAAACGTCCAGATCACCCGTACAAAGAAGCCGGTATTAAGTTAATGGAAACCTTGCAGAAGATACAAAAATACAGTACTTTATTAAGCAGTCATATCAAAGGCAGGGAAAAGTACATAAACCCGGTAAGCGGTCGAATTCACGCTAGATACACAGCCTGGACGCGGACCAGCAGGCTAAATAGCAGTAAACCGAATGGGCAGAATATTCCCAGACCGGAAAATGACGAGTTTGGTATTAGATCATTATACCAGGCCGAAGAAGGTAAAGTATTAATATTCGCTGACTTTAGCGGCTTCGAACTTAGGATAATGGCCTGGCAGTCCGGCGACGAAACTATGACGGAATTGTTTTTAAATAACGGCGATATGCACAGGAAAACAGCTTCTACTTTAACTAATAAACCAGAAGAAGAAGTAAATAAAGAGGAAAGAACTCACGCTAAACCTGGCAACTTTAGCATATCTTACGGTGGTACAGAACACGCGGTACAAAATAACTTTAGAGAATATGGGATCAGAAAGTCACTTCCAGAGTGTAAGAAGGTATTTGACGCGGTACACGCTACTTACCCTAAAATAGCTAAATATCAGCAGGATATGATTACTATAGCCCGCGACCAGGGTTATGTAGAAACTATCTATGGTTATAAGCGGGTCCTTAAAAATATAAACAGCACTAATAAGTATAACAGACAGTCTGATGAAAGACGGGCCAGTAATACACCGATCCAGGGTAGCGCTTCTGATATTATGAAAAAAGCGCAAAACGAAGTTTACGAAAAAGTAGGGACAGCTGGTTGGCACGGAACTGTAGATCAAGTAGCGCAGATACATGACGAAGTAGTTTTAGAGGTAGACGACGATAAGGAATTAATAAAAGAGGTTGTAGAACCCTGGTTAAAAGAAACTATGGAAAAAGAACCTTTACCAGACTTCCCACTACCTATCTTAGTAGACGTCGAAGGTGGCTACGACTACGGAAATAAAAAGGATCTGGACGAGTTTTTAGAAGTTAGGAACTAAGGAGGTGTAATTAATGGCTAAGTTTAAATTTTCCACGGGTGTAAATAAAGCCTACGAAAATACTGTAGAAATTCCAGACGAAGAACTAAACAGCTGTGAGACAGAAGAAGATAAAGAAGAATTTATAGATAAGTGGTTTGATGAGTGGGTCTGGCAACAGATCGAGGGTCACACTTATTGGAAAGAATTAAAAGATTAGAGGTGTAAATAATGGCTTTAAGTAATTATAAGATAAGTCAAATCCACGTAGGTAAGGCGGCTATAACCGACAGGATCTACGCTGGTTTTCTAGACAGTTCTGGAAAAGATTTCAATAAAAAGAAAGATGTAACCGCAGAATTCACGCAGGCTTTAGTCGATAAATACTGCGGTTATATTAGCACTTTTTACCTTAACGGTAGAAAATATAAGGTAGAAGTGACTGACATTACAGACAATGAAGGAGGAAGGGATCTTGAGTAAAATACACTTTAAAATAAGTAAAAAAGCTGGAATAGCACACCACAACGAAACCGGGGAACCTGCCCCAGCTTATTCAGAAATTAATTTACCTGGTACTTTTGTAGAGGACGAGGAAGCTTTTAGAAACTTCGCTAAGGCTACCATATCTAATATGTTAAGTATCAAGGAAGAATATTTAGAAATCATTACAGAGGAAGAATTTAACGCGATAGAAGGTAGCTACGACTACGGAAATAAAAAGGACCTAGAAAAATGACTAGAAACCAGAAAGGCAGGCAAATAATGAAAACAGTAAGCTGGGAAGAATGGAAGGCCGAAGGCGTAAAGTTATTCGGTAAGGATATTACAGACTGGCGCTTTAAATGCCCCGGCTGTAATAATACCCAGACAATGAAGGAATTTATTAACCTGGGAATGGATAAAGCCGAAGCAGCTACCCGCTTTTATTACAGCTGTATAGGCCGCTGGGATAAGTCCCAGGGTTGCGACTATACAAGCGGCGGGCTTATAAATATAGCACCGATTAAAGTTATAAGGGGCGACGAAGAATTCCACGTATTCGAATTCGCAGAAGAAGAAAACAAAGTCGAACCTGGTAAATTCATAAAAGGAAAGGAAGGCGAATAAATGGAATTAGCTACAGTCGCAGGATATGAAGGAATATTAAACGATCGACAAATAGCCTATTTATGTAAACAGTACGGCTTTATTAAACCTTTTACTGCCGAGAATATAAAGGAACGGGTAAGTAAGGACTGGGCCGGCGAAACCAGTTATAAGGTATTAAGCTACGGCGTAGGATCTTACGGCTACGACTTCACTTTAGCCGACGAATTATACCTAAAAGAAAATAAGACCGGCGAAGTTATTAATGTTAAAAACTTTAAGATTGACGACCACTTCGAACTTATGAAAGTAGAACAGGATAGCTACGGTCAGTATGTTATTCTACCGCCCCACAGCTTCGTACTGGGCCGCACTACAGAAAAAGTTAAAATGCCGCCGGACGTTATGGCTATCTGTTTTGATAAATCTACTTACGCCAGGGTAGGCGGCGTACAGACTAATATAACGCCGCTAGAGCCTGGTTGGGAAGGGACTATAACCTTAGAGATCAGAAACACTTTACCAGATTATACTAGATTATATGTTAATGAAGGTATAATACAGGCAGTCTTTTTTAAAGGGTTAAAGCCGAAGGTAAATTATAAGGATAAGGCCGGTAAGTATATGGGACAATCTAAGGTAACAGGTCCGAAGGTATGATAAGCTTAAAGGAAATAGAAAAATAGCAAAAGACAGCGGAAAAAGTAAAACAGCTGTAATAGCTTTAGGTAAGTTTTTATCTGGGGAAGACCTTAAAATTAAAGAGGTGGTTACTATAGAAAAACTAAGAGGTCATAAAATAGAGCGTTTAAATGGTAAGTTTGTCTATTCAGATACTAAGGAACCTACTAAAAAAGGTTATTTTAAAAGGCCTTGTGGTAACTGTGGTAAGGACAGAACTAAAGAAGGTCACGACGGCTGTTTAGGTACCTTGCCAGGTGTAATGAACGCCTGCTGTGGCCATGGCGAAATAGACGAGTGTTATATACAATTTTTAGACGGTTCGGCGATTTATGGTAAAGAAGCTAAAATAGTTCAAGATATACTTAAGGACAGTAAAAGTTTAAGGCCTTAGAATGGAGGTTAATTATGGAAGCTAAAGAAGATTACGCTTTTTTATGCCCTAATTGCTTTACAGATCACGACTTATATGAAGAAAATATTAATACTTTAAATAGACAAGACAGAGAAAATCCGTGGGTTTGTCATAACTGCGGCTGGGAAGGTAAGAAGGTAGAACTTTTAAAAGTAGATAAACAGTTAAGGATACTAGAAAAATTAGCTAAAAAGAGTATTACAGGTCTAGACAGAGATATAGAAAACTTAAGCAAGGTTTTAGATCTTTTAAATACCTACGTACTAAAAAGATCTGAAAGTTACAAAAATAATCTTGATTGTATAAAAGATTTTCGAGACCGACTAGATACTCTTATAGATAAGACTGACGATATTATTAACACAGCAAGAATAACAGGCGAAAAATATTAAAGGGTGGTATTATGGTTAATTTCGACGTTCAATACTGGGACGAAAAAGTAAAGGATCAAGCAATTAAGGCTAAGGGTTTATGCACAGAAGGTTATACTAAACATTATATAGGTCAAATGATATTTAATGTAGATCACGCTATAATGCACGGTAATTTAGCTAAGGCTTATTTACAGTCCCGGGCTGTAGCTGATGTATTAAATAAGGATCATTTTTATAAGGAAGTTTACGGGTCAATTGAAACAGAGGAAATTAAAGAACTTAAAAAATTAGGTAAAATGTTAGCTGATTTATAAACATTAAGGGGCGATATTATGGATCCAAAAACTAAATTATTCGGGACTAAAGACCAGGTAAAAGACTATACGGGCGTCAGCGATTTTACAGCTTTTTTCCTGTGGGAATGTCTTAAGAACGGATCTATGACAGATCAAGATATTATTAAGGCTGTAGAAAAAGATCCGACTACTGACGTCAGATTATGTTACGAAGCCTTACAGGATAAAAGAACAGACGCGGCTAAAATAGCAAAAGAGGAAACCAGGAAGGCTTATAAAAAGAGTAAAAGCTTAAGACGCCCTGGTAACGGCAGTAAACCTTTTAAAGATAAAAGATACCCTAATTTATGTGAAAAAGTACCGGATCATTATAATAAAATATTTAATGGGAGGGGCAGACCATGAAAAACTATCTAAATAAACACGAAAAGAACCAGGTTTTGACTATAGCTTCTTTTGTATCATTCTTTAACGACCTGGCCGATGAGTGGGAAAAATTAGACAGGGACAGTAAACCTATAGGGAATATGAGAAGGGCCAGAACCCGCGCCCAGCGTGTATTAGATTACTTATTCGAAGAAATAGACGGGGAACAGAAAAAGAAGATGGCCGAACAATTATCTAAAATGGAACTTGTAGTAAGATATAAGGATCAAGCGGCCAGGGAATACAAGAAAATGCAAAAGCTAGAGGACGTAACACCGGTAGATACTGATGATTTATTCGACATAGCTAACACGGCGCTTAACTACTGTATTAAAAAGTGTACTAACACCGGTAAAGAAGTCGAAAACTGTGTTAATAGGAAGCTATTTTTAAAATATGATATACCGGTCCTAGACGATAAAGCAAAAGCTGGAAAATGTCCGTACCAGTTTAAGAGTTTAAATAAGATCCGCGAGGAAAACCAGAAAACAGATCTTATGATTAAGGAAATTACAGGTAAAACTGATCTAGATAAAAGAGAAGCTAAAAAGCTTCTAAAAAGGCTTAATTCAATTAGCGAGGTTAACGGGAAAATAAAAGAAGTATAAGGCGGGATAAAATGCTACAGCGTTTTAAAGATAAATGCAGGGAGATTTACGACACTTATAATATAGAATTTATAATAGCTATGTTAGTTTTAATAGCTTTCTGGGTAGGCTTCTTTTCTGCGATATTGTAATACTTACTACCCCTATTATACACTAAATTACGGCAAAAATCTATAATCGGAGGTTAATTAATAATGAAAAATAATACCAGATTACAAAAAGCGGCTAACAAGTTTATGGATATAGCGGAGGAATTTAAAGTCGATATACTGCCTATGTCTTTAGGTAAAACCGGCGACGGACGGGACAGGGTAGGTTTAGGGATTGCTGACAGAGAAGGTGAAGGCGAAATTATACCTTTCCAGGATATTAAAAGAGATCCAGAATATAGAAGCGACCTTCCACCGGAAAACTGGGAAGAATTCTTAGAGATCCAGACAGAAGAATTTATTAGAAAAGATACTGATTACCGACACAAATATACCCGAGGTTTATTAAAGCACGGTAAAATTATCTGGGAATGGGAAGTAGAAAAGAAATTAGATAGGATCAGAACCTGGATAGATCGCGGCGAGTTAACGGTAAAAGGCGAGGGTCTTAATAATGCAGTAGGTGACCTTTTTAACTATACTGTACTATACGAAATGTATAAGGACGCCGAGGACCGAGAAGAAGCCTTAGAAATGCTAAATAAAGCTACTTTTAAATGGTACGCTAACGCCTTTGAACCGGCAGAATGGGTAGATATGTTAGTTAAGGCTGGGCTTATTGATCCAGACGAAACAATGGTAAAGGGTGTTATCTTTAAATTTATGGGCGTAGCTGATCTAAAAGCTTAAAACAGACTGGGGGCGACAGTATGAATAAGCACAAAAAGGCTGAAATTTACTTTATAGCGGCCCTGGTAGTTACTTGTATATGTATTTATACACTAACGACTATTCTATGGCAAAGGGGGCCTAATTATGGGGCGACAGGTACACAAAAGCTAGGACAGACAGAAAAAGGGCAGAGCAAAGGACAGACGGAAGCAGTTTTTAAGGAAGGAAAAGAAGTCAAAGGGGGTCGATCAAGTGGGCGTGGAAGAACTATCAAAACAGCTGGACCAGGTTTACAACAAGAACTTAAGTTTGAAGGCAGAGAACAAACAGCTGAAAAAGGAAAAGGAACGCTACAAAAAAGCCTGGAAAGCGGAAAAGAGGTTAACAAAGGCGGAAGCAAAGAAAGTAGACACCTGGCGCCAGGAAGTAATAGCGCACCGGTTAGCGACGTCAATATTAACGATAATCGCGCTTTTATGGGTCTTTTTAAGATAACAGCTTACACAGCTGGGCCAGAAAGCACCGGAAAACGGCCCGGGGACCCTGCTTATGGTATTACAGCTTCTGGGGCTAAGGTTAGGCCAGAACACACTATAGCGGCCGACTGGGACGTACTACCGCCAGGAACTAAAGTCTATATCGAAGGTGTGGGCGAAAGAACAGTAACGGATAAAGGCGGGGCGGTAAAAGAAAAACATATAGATTTATACATACCGGAATTAGAGGACGCCCTTAACTGGGGCGTAAGACACCGGGAAGTTTGGATAATTAAAAAGGGGGCTAATTAATTAATGATGTATGTAGTTTATGGGATTACAGTAATAGCGGCAGTATTATTTGCAGGTTATCTGGGCGGCTTAAGGGCGGCCCAGATCTTAGAGGATCATAAGCAAAAGGAACATAAAAAGAAAGGTAGAAGCGGGCCTAAGTTACCGAACCACGTAAATTGCAGGTCTAAGCTACCGCCGGAATTTTACACAGTACTATTTGACAATAACTACAGCAAGGAAGATCTAGAAAAACTAGATAAAAAGTTAGAGGCAGGTCAATTTATTATAACAGTACCTATTGATAAGAATGATCTTAAAGCTAGAATTGAAAACTTGGAGGATCGGCTGGAAGCTCATAAGATCGAAGCCAAAGGTAATTATGACAGGCTCTTTAAATATGTAGACCATAATTTAGATAAAACAGAAACCCTTGTAAATAAGATTAATTCGGGACTAGATTTTGAAACTTTAAGTAAGATAGAAGAATTTACAGAACAGCTGATCGAGGAAAAGCCGCCGATCTGCAAACATAAGTACAAACAGCTGATTTTAGATTTTTACGGCGAAGAAGAATATAAAGAAGCCTGTATTTATGAAGTGCTTAAGGAAGGTAAGCTGGATATGGAGGAAGGGGCGCTTTGTTATGATGAAAGCTAAGTTACTTACTAACATAGGACCTTTAGAGTATAACTTCCCGGAAATGAAAACCCGGGAGGACGTCAGAACATATGTTAATAAAAAATTAAAAGGTGATAGGTTATTTCAATTTACAGACGGTAAGTTACTGGAAATATACGAGGATATGGAAATATTCGGCCTTGAAGTCTGGGAAGAAATCGAGGAAAATACTACAGCTGGGGAAGATCCTTTTAAGCCGCCGGCGCCTGGGCTGGATCTTAAAAAAGAGGAAAAATTCTTCCGCCGCGAAGGTAAAACTACTTATTTAGGTCACGATATAATTATTAAATTCCAGGGTTGTGTAGGACAGTATAAAATTTATTATCTGCCTGTATTTATTGAAACTGACAGAAATAAGGTAGAAGTTCGCCAGGATCTGGCCTTAAGTCCAGATAACCTAAAATCAACCTTAAAAGACTGGGCCACAAGAAACTTAAAAGGCGAAACAGAAGAAATAGTAATCCCACCCGGCGAATTAGGCGGCTGGGAAGAAGCTAAGGAATACTTAAAAGATTATGTAGAAACTGTAGAAGAAAGGATAGTCCCGGAGGAAAATAAAAACGCTAAAGCAGTCTACGGGCTAAGATCTAAGGAATAAAGGCGGTGAAATTATGAAAAGTTACGAGTTTAAAATTACAATAACTTATAGCGGCAACTTGCAATCTGAGAGTGAAAAAGAAGCTATAAGTAAGTTAAGTAAAGATAACAGCAAAGACTTAAATTTTACAGATACTGACCGAAAAATAACGGTAAATAGAGTACTCACAGGCAAAGAAAAGCTGGAAAAGCAGTTATATCCTGGGAAAATACCCGAGGGTACAAGCAAAGAAGCTTTTATAGAGTTTGCAGTTAAGAACTTTAGTGAATTCGAGGTAGCTGACGCCCTGGATCTCACAGAATTAGCGATCAGAGGTTCCAGGCAAAGCTTATACACAGCTGAACAGTTTGGTAAAATACTTAAACACGCTCTTAAATCAGGGTTTAAACCAGAAGAAATTAGACAGGATATTTACAACGAGTATTTAAGATAATTAACTAAATAACTTAAAAGGTGTGATTATATGGAAACTATAAAGATTAATAATATAGACTATAAGATCGAAGATAGGGACTACTGGTTAAATAACGGCGATAATGTAAGCGCTATCCATATTAACAGGGGTTTACTATCTGTTTTAAGTGAACTGCCCGTACAGCGCTATAATCGCTATTTAATGGAACTTGTAAGCAGGATCTTAATTTATGAAACTTTCTGGCCCGAAGATCCCGGGATAGATCACCAGCAGTTCGGTAATACGCTTTACAGTTTTATGAGGTCTAATGAAGTTAGATCCTGGCTTCTAGAAGAAGATAACATACCTAATAGGGTAGTTATCAGAGATTTAGTTTACGATGTTATTATCAGCGAAAAGGGCGACCAGTTCCTGGACGCTACCGACTGTACAGGCCAGATCAAGCAAGGCCAGCTTAAGATCTTCATATTAAGCGGGATCCCAGAGCAGAGGAAAAAGGCTGTATTATTACACGAAATAACCCACGGCTTGCTACACGAAGCAGGGTTAGAGGATCACGACGACGATAAGATAGTAAGGCCGCTTACTAATATGCTTCATAACTTCTTTTTAGATAATGACTTTAGCTTTTTAAGGTAGGTGTAAAATGGAAAATTCTGTAATAAGTAAGGAAGAAGCTTTAGAATTAATTAAAGAAAATAAGGTTAGATTAGTTAGTAAAATAGATCACGAAAAAGACGGCCAGGTAGATATTAAGTTTAGGATATATAAGCCAGAAAAGAAAGAAGGTAAACAATGAAAACTATAATTGCTGAATGTCCGGTAACTAAACTACCAGAAGGGAAAACTACTATAAGCTTAGATCCAGGTATAGAAAAGTTAGAGGGTAAGGACTGGCAGGATAGATATAAGATTAGCGGCACCAATGTTTTAGAAATAGACGACACCGCGTTAGTAAGGGTTAGTTTAGAGGAGGTAAGTTAATGGATCATATAAGACCTAAAGGTATGACAGAATTAATAAGGTTTGACTATACTTGTCTGTGTGGTAAAACATTCCCTACCGCAATAACAGGCGAAGGTATAAGCGTAGGTGATACAGGCGGGACAGTCTGCCCCAGCTGTGAAAGAGAACAAGTACTAGAAAAAGAGGAAATTAAATATATTATTAGATCAGTTAGTAAAGGTAAACGTAAAAAAGAGCCAGAGGAAGCGTTTAGGTTCAATAATACAGCTTTGTTAGATAATAAGGTGTTTAAGTACGCTGATGTAACAGATTTACAGATTAAAGGTATAAAAGACGACCTGCGAATAAATTTATTTGCAGATATAGCAGAAACTTTAGAAGGATTAGACCAAGGTTACCCAGAAGATAAAAAGTATAAGAAGGAAATGTATTTTATTAAGGTACAGCTGGAAGAACTCTACGATCACAGGGTCCAAAGCCACAGGAACGGGGCAGAATTTAATATCAACGCTAAACTAGAAACTTACAGTATAAAGTAGAGGTGGTGTTTATGGAAGCTACAGCCTATCAAGGTATGAGTATAGGCGGGAAAAGCGTTAATGAACGGATCAAGGAAGAAGTCTTAGATAAACAGCCCAGTATTGACGAAATGTTAGCCGCCGCTAATGATGATTTAGACGACTACGGTTCTAAGCTGGATAGACAGTATTTAAACGATAACGGATACTGGGAATACTTGCTGTGGCGGTATGAGAAGTCGGGAAGGTCATTAAGCTGGCGTGAAAAACTATTAAGTGAAGCGGTTAAATGGGGCCTATATTTATTAGGACTGAAAGGGGGTGATATTATGGCAGGTACAAATAAGGACGTTTTTACAGATAATCAGATTACTAAGTTAGCGCTGATCGGTGTTAATGAGATTATGGAAAACACAGACTTAGACGATAGAATGTATAAGGCTATGGCTAATTACGCTAAAAGAGAAATTCCAGGCCACGAGTTAGAACCTATCGTCGGTAAAATGTTTGTGGGTCTGGGGACTGAATTACAGAAACCAGAAACTACAGGCTAGAAAACTAAATAACTGGAACATAGTAAGTCGGGATCCCTGGAAAGATTAAAGCCAGGACCCGGCTTTTTTAATTCCCTAAATCTTCCAGTTTTGAAATTCTTAAAATCAAGGTCTATAAGTACTAGTACTATTAACTATTAGTTATACTACTACTATACTATAACTATTATTATATTATTATATTATATATAGTATTATTAGTATTAGTAGTAATTGGTTTTGGTTGTTGGTTTGTTTTTAAAAGCTGGGGAAGTAAAAGAAAAATAAAATAAAAAATATATAAGGTTGTGTCTAGGGGGGAGGGGGTTGTAATTTTTTAAAAAATAATTTCAGAAAAACTTTAGGTTAACCCCCCCTCCCTAAAATAATTATTATATATTTTTTCTGAAAACCCCTTTAGAGCGTAAATATATGGAAAATTCGAACAGTTTAAAGGGTTATTGCGGTTATTTGCTGTAAATTATTGAAATTTATTGATATAATGGTAAATGAAGAAGTCTAGTTAGAAGTTTTACAGTTTTCTTTAATTCTTTATTTACAGTAAAGAAATCTGTAACTAATTACATATTTTTACATAATTTATTTAAAGAAGTAAAGAAGTTTTTATGAAATTCGCAAAACGTCCGTTCATATTTTTTGAATTGCGAATGTCCGAAAGGAAAATCATAGACTGCTAAGAAAGGGGGTCGCTACTCAAATATGGCAACATTTCCAAAAATTGACCTACCAAAAAATTACGATCCTCATGATCCAGAGTTAAAAAAGAAGCTGCACCCTAAAGCAGACGAGAAGAATTTAATCTTAGAAAGAAGTTACGGCCCTATCTTAGCTTGTGGGTCTAAAAAGAATAATGGCTGTAGAAATGTAGCTGGGAAAGGGACCGATCATTTAGGTTATGGTCGCTGTAAGTATCACGGTGGGAATAATACAGGCCCTAAAACTAAGAAGGGTAAAGCTAAATCTAGCCAGAACGCTAGGAAGCACGGCTTTTATTCTGACGCTTTACACGACGAGGAAGCCGAACTTTATAATGAGCTTTTAGAGAAAAAGGACGAGATCCTAAGTTTACAGCACGAAATAACAGCGCTTAGGGCTAAGATAGTACTCTATCTAAAGAAATGGAAAGATAAATATAACCGACGCTATGAAGAACAGCTTAAAGAAACTGGGGACGAAAAACAGGCCAGGGCTTACGCTGAACTTAAGACTAGAGTTAAATTTCAGCAGAAATCAGACGGGGGTTACAGTTATTATACAGCTGGAACAATCGAGGATAACGCCTTAGATCGGGCCTTAAACACGTTAGCCCGGCTTATTGAAAAGCACGCCAGACTTACAGAGGATACGCCAGACGATCTAGTTGGTAGAATTAATAGCGAATTAAGAGCCGCTAGCCAGGGCGAAGTTAATGTAAGCTGGGGATCTGGGCCACAAAAAAGGCAAGACAAGTAAAAACTTCGTAAAATAAACGGTTTGCGAATATTTACATAAGAAAATTAGATAGAACTATAGATCAGATTAATTTCTTGTTTTACACAGTTAATTAGATAGAACTATAGATCAGATTAATTTCTTATTCTACACAGCTAATTAGTTAAAACTATAGATCAGACTATTTTCTTATTCTACACAGCTAATTAGTTAAAACTATAGATCAGACTATTTTCTTGTTTTACATAGGAAAATAGTTACGACTGGGGGCGATCTTATGGCAGATCAGCAAAACCGACACTTAAAGAGGTTAAAGAGGCACTAAAACGGGCTGGGCTAAACCCTGTAGATTATAAGCATTTACCTTATAAAAAGTTACTGCATTTAGCTGGGTATAATACAGAATGACCCGCAAGAATAAAGATCCTTGCCGTGGTTGTGTTTGCTACAGCTGTAGAAAGTCCAGCCGCCACGGGGTAATACAAGCTTGCCCCCGCTGTAATGAGTGTAACGGTATTAAACTACAGATTTGTAGGAAGTCGGCCCCTACAGAAGAAAAGGGGGTACCTTTCGAATGGTAGATACTGACGGAAACCTGGCCTATAAGACAGACTTTGATTATAAAGAGGATATAGACCCGATTAGTGGGGCGCCTAAATTGGTGGCCGTCCCGAAAACAGCTAAAGCGGCCAGGGAAGGTGTGCCTTATAATACTATTAATGATTTAGGTGATCTTTTTAAGCGTGAAAACTTAAGGGAAGCCTGGCGCGTATTCCGGAAGAATGATCCGTTTGATTACCAGGTAGAAATAGCTGACGCTATTATATACAGCTGTGTACAGGGCTTAGGCTGGCAGTTTGTGGTATTAATGACCCGCCAGGCAGGAAAGAACGAAACTTCTGCCTTTATACAGCAGTACTTATTATTATACGGCTGGTACTTTGGGGAACAGGTAAGCGGCGTTAAGTTTGCGCCGGTACATAAACCACAGGTACAGGCTTCTATGGATCGCCTGGAAGGTGCGCCTACTAAAGATAGCGGCGGCCTGGCCGGATCAGTAGTTACACGGCAGTTATGGTCTAAGTCTGACGGCTTTAAGTACCATATCGGACCGCCGCGGGACAGTAACAAATGGACCTTTTTATCTATTAACCCGACTGCTAACGTAGCTTCCCAGACTGCTTTTACGCTTTTAGAAGGTGACGAAGCCCAGGACATAGACCGGGATAAGTGGGAACGCGACGCCCAGCCTATGGCTTCTTTCAATAATGCGACTACCGTATTCTGGGGCGTAGCCTGGACGAAAGACTGTTTTATCTATGAAGCGATCCAGCAGTCCTACGATATGGAAGAAAGGCTAGCTAAAAAACTGGATATAGGAAGGCCGAAGCTTGTTTTTAAGGTAGACGCTGACCGAGTTAAGCAGGTTAATGATAATTACCGGAAGGCTTACGAAAACCAGGTAGCGCGTTTAGGTGAAGATCATATCGCTATACAGACACAGTATAAATTAAACTTTGTTGACAGTATAGGTCGCTTTTTTAGTGACGAGAACGTGGCCCGAATGTATGCTAATAACTATCGTATGCGGGTAGGTCCGGAAAAAGGAAAGACTTACATATTCAGTACTGATGTAGCGGGCCAGGAAGAAAACCCGACTGATCTAAAAGATTTTACAGCTGGAAAAGACAAGCGAGATAGTACGGCTTTAATTATCGGGGAATTACAGAATGACGGGACAGTAGTTCCGGTTTGCTTGTATCATTGGACCGGGGAAAAGCACACAAGGCAAAGAGAAACTATAAAAAAGATTTTAAAACATTGGAACGTAATAGGCGGCGTCTGTGACGCTACAGGGATCGGGGAACCCTTGGCTTATTACCTAATAGAAGAATTCCCGAGATTGGATATTATACCGTACAAGTTTAAGGCTAACGGGGACGAGAATAAATCAAAGCTGGGATATTTAGCTTATAATTATAACAGCCTTGATCTTATTAAGATCCCGGGACAGCCTACAGGGGAAGGTAACAAAAGGGCCGCGGAATTATGGAAAGAGCTTCGCTGGCAGATTAAGCACTTAATTAGAGAAGCGAAGAAAAAACAGCAGATTAACTGGCACGTGCCGCAAAACGCGACGCCGAGATATGAAGGCCACGTACCACACGACGACTTAGTTACAGCACTATTTTTATTATTGCACGGCGCCTTTAATATTAAGGGCGGCCAGTACGGTGTAAGTATCCCAGACAGACGAGATCTTATTTAGAAAGGGGCTAACGTATGGCAGTAACGACATCAGTACCGATTTTATTGTCAGATCTACCAGAGGATACGGGACTAGAACAAGAAGTAGCAGAAGCCTGGGGCCAGAAGAACGGCCGCTGGATCGGAAAAATTTTAGATCAGCACGACGCCTGGCTTAGAGAAAATAACATAGAAGAATACCAGAAAGCTTATGACGGTTACATAGAAGAAATAGAAAAACGCGACAAAGATCGCGGCGACGGTATTAATAATAAACTGATAGCTAATTACGCCCAGCTTATTGTAGATACGGTTGTCGATTATATGATAGCCCAGGCTCCAACATTTAAAGTAGAGGACCCGGTCCAGGTAGAAGATCCGGAAGCTGACGAAGCGGATATAGTAAAAGAATACCGGCAGGTTATTAAAGATTACTTAGGAACAACTAAAGCGCACCGAATACTCAAAGAACAGCTTACACAGGGTTCTTTAGCCGCCTACAGCTGTATAATTCATTGGATCGAGCCGGACGGGACCATAGATTTTGAAGAATATCCGGTCCAGGAAGTAATACCAGTCTATAATACTAAGAATAGACGGGCTTTAGTGCTTAGGGCTTACGATATAGAAGTCCCGGTAGATAGTGAAGCCGGTATTAAGCTAGAAACCCGTAAAAGGGTCGAAGTTTACGACGATAAATACGTAACCTGGTACATATCCGATAAAACAGGTAAGAAATTCGAACTTGAAGACGTGGAGGAAGGTAAAAACAACCCTTTCCCACACTACGCCGGCAGGATCCCGGTAAGTATCTTCAATAACGGAAAACCTGCTAATTATAAGGACAGGCTTAAGAATGTAGGAAAGTCTGATCTTTCAAACGGTGCTTACAGCCTTATTAAAGACATATCACACAAGTTAAGTGATAAATCTAACCTGGCCGAGTACTTAATGGATCAGTATTTACTGCTTAAGGGTGTAGATACCGACGAAGAAGAAGTACAGAAAATGAGAAAAGCCAGAGCCTTAGCTTTAAAGAATTCCGATAGTGACGCGGCGTTTATTAGCCAGGACCAGGACGACACGACCACTAAAAACTATATGGATCGTCTTGTTAACACCTTACACGATACAACCTTCACACCTAATTTAAGTAACTTAGAGGGTAAGACGGCCTACGAAATTAAAATGAAGTTCGCTAACCTGGATATTAAAGCAGGTAAAAAAGAGATCTATTTCATAGAAGCTATTATGGAAACTGTGGCTATAATCACGGATCTACTTAACGCTGACAAGTTAAAAGAAGCTGGAATAGCCGAAGAAGAAATACACAGTATCCTAGCCGGGAAAACTGAAACAGAAGTAGAGTTATATAAGTCAGAATGGGTAAGCCCTAGTCTGACCCGGAATATCCCGCAGGACTATCAAGCAGTATCTACTATAGTAGCAACGCTGGCTGGAAAAGTACCAGATAAATACTTATATGAGCTGTTATGGTTTGTAGACGATCCTAAAAAAGCCCTGGCTGAAATGAAAGAACAGCGTAAAGAAAAGCTAGAGGAAAATATGGGCGCTATGGGCTTCGGTAATGAGTTTACAGACTTAGAAGGTCAGAATACGGAAGAATAGGGGGCTAAGATATGGCGGATATAAGCGATCGGGTCCTTAAACGTCGGCAGAAAGATCTGTCGGACTTCGTAGAGAAATACCAGGACCAGTTAGATAAGTCCGCCGGTCAATATGCTAAAGAAATGGTCCCGATCTGGAAAAGGCTTAAAGACAGAGCAAAAAGTAAAACAAAGTCTATATATAAACAGGTTGGCGCTTTAGACGATCCGAAAAAGATAACTAACCTAATGCGGCAGGGCGATAGAATGGACGCCCTGGCTAATAGTCTAGCCGCTGATATTAAGCGCGTAGAAAATAAGCTACAGCCTTATTACAGCGCTAATATAGGTTATGAGTTCGAGAAAAGCTACTATAGTCATTTATTCGGAATGGAACAAGCGGCTAAGATTAGCGTAAATACGCCTATGTTATCTATGGAACGTATTTTAGGCGTACTTGCTAACCCCTGGCTTGATGACGGGGGTAATTATTCGGATAGATTACGGGCTAATACAGCTTTATTAGCTAGTAAAATGAAAGATACTATTAACGATATGGTAGTAGAAGGTTGGGGCTGGAATGAAGCGGCCCGAAGGCTGGGACAGATAACTGATGAAGGCTATTTTAATGCGGTACGGCTTATAAGAACCGAAGCTAACAGAGCCGCGGCTTTAGGAGCTAGTTATTCATATATGGAAAACGCCGACGTATTAGACGGGAAACGCTGGAACGCTACCTTAGACGCCAGAACAGCGCCGAAGGACGCTAAAAACGACGGCAAGCTTTACGATTTAGACTATGATACGCCCGAAAATGCTGGAATAGCAGGTCAGCGGATCCCGAACCACCCGAATTGCCGCTGTAAATGGTCGCCTGTTTTATCTGCCCTGGGTGTAAGTGAAAAAGAACGTATAGCCAGGGGTAACGGTGACGGTCCGGATCAATTCGGGGAAAGAACATATACTAAAGCCCGTACATATGAAGAATATGCGAAAGAACGCGGCTTACCTAGTTTAGATAAAAGGTTAGAGGTCGATAACCCGAAAAGTTACTTAAGACCGGGGGAAACTATAGCAGATCTTAATAAAAAAGTAGGTAGATATACAGTAAATGGTAAAAGTATTGTAATATCTAAGAACGCTTTTAATAAACTTGCAGAAGAAACCGCAGAAGCTTCTACAGCCGGTACTTTTACGCCGGCCAGCACTTTAGCGGAAGCTAAAAGAGAAGCACGTAAAACTTTTAAAAAAGTGGATCTAAACGGGGTAACTTTAGATCAGCTTAATGAGATTAACAGAGGTATAGCCGCAGGTAGAAACGGTTTGCCGCTTGAAATAGATAACCTTGACTGGATACCTGCTAATAAAAATCGAGGGACTTCTGGTCTTGTAACTCATTCAAAAAAAGACCCTACAAAAATGCCTAGAATGAGTTTTAGAAAGTTGCATATTAGAAACCCAGAAAATTATATTAAAAAACAGCAAAGAAATTATAAGTATAGTCGTAGAAAGGTACTTGAAAAGCTGGAAAAACAAGCTAATGATAGCCGGCGTCCTGATTGGTTGTTAGAACAGAATAGAGAAAAGCTGGCTAAAGCTAAAGAAGTAGTCCGCTGGTCTACTCATACAGATGTAGAAGCTGATGATTTTATTTATACTTTAACCACTCACGAAACAGGACATGGTATATATAATTATAACGGCCTTGCTGATACCTGGGAAGACGCCTTAGAGAAATTTGCAGTAAAGGAAGTAGATAGACTTAAGCTTTCTGAATACGGGGCCAGCAGTAGTTCAGAATTATTTGCAGAAACTAACGCTATGGTAGCGCTTGATCGTAAGGCTGACGTACCAGAAACTATTTTAAAAGCCTACGAGGAAACCATTAACAGCGTTAAGGGAGGTACATAATGGAAACTGTTTATTGTATGACCTGTAAACATTATAACGGACTACAGACTTGTGACGCTTTTAAAGATAAAATACCACAGGACATATTTACGGGCCTTAGAAATCACGAAGAACCTGTAGAGGGTGATAACGGTATTACTTACGAACCTATAGAAACAAGCGGCTAGTTATTACCTGGCCGCCTTAATATAGATTTATGGCCGACGGGCCTTTATAAACGGTCAATCATAAAATTATTAAATATTATTTTACGGTACGGGGACCGGATAACCCCGGAATAATGAGCCGACGGGCCAAAAACGGAAAGGGGATATAATAAAATGGAAGAACTTAAATTGCTTAAAGCTAAGTACGAAAACGGAAAGATCAAAAGGGAAGAATACTTAAAACAGCTGGATCAGCTACTAAATGACGAAAATATATCGCAGGAGGAACACGACGAAGCTAAAGAATACGACCCGGAACAAGGCGAAACTTTAATTTACAGTCAAAGCGATGTAAATAGGATCGTTAAGGGGCGCGCCCTTCGCGAAATCAGAAAGTATTTACGTAATGCCGGGGTAGAAGACGTAGACGATTTAGCAGACGGCGAAATAGAAGATAAAGTAGTCGAACTTGTTACAGTTGGGGCAGAAGCCGGCGAAGTAACACCGGACGATAAGGAACTTAAAAGGCTGAAAGATAAGGCCGCTAAAGCAGATCAGCTGGAAGCTACTATAGATAGACTTAGTGTAGAAAATGGGGTCTATAAAGTGGCTAGTAAGTACAAACCTTATGATACTAAGCAAGTAGTACGCGCCTTAACTACTGATTATTCTGATCTCTTAGAATATGAAGACGGTAACCTGGTAGAAGGTTCCGTCGAAAAAGCAGTGGAAAGGGTAGTTAAAGCAGAACCTAACCTATTCCCAGACGAAGAAGGTAGCGGAAAGGACGACGACACCGGCGACGATAAAAAGTTTAAAAGCGGCGGACCCGGTGGGGGCGGCGGCAAAGGTAACGATAATGACCGCAAAAAGAAAGTAAATAGTGCCTTAGAGAAAATGGGTTTTAAAAAAGACGAGTAAAGTAAGATCAATTTAAGGGGGAATAAATAATGGCAGATTATCAAGTTAGACATTCCAGCGCTAACGCACCGAAAGAAATTAAGGCTTCGGCGCATTACGCGTATATTGACGGAGGTATCACTTTAGATGGTTCTACTTTTTCAGCAGAAGAATTAGTAGAAGCTGGTACTTGTGTAGCTAGAAACGTAAATACTGGAAAGTATGAAGCTTACACAGAAACCACACCCGACACATTCGAACCAGACTATGATAGACCGCTTATTTTAGACGAAAGCGTTAAGTTTAAGCTTGACGACGACGGAAATAACGCGGACCAGGTAGTCGGTGAAGTATTAGTACACGGTGCAGTTTATGAAGGTATGCTAACCGGTGTAACTGACGCTTTCAAAGCTAAAACTAAAATGATCGACTATAGATAATAGATACCGGTATTAAAATTTCACAGCCGGGAAATAACTTAAGGGGGAATAAATAATGGCAGGATTAGCACAATATAGCGAGTATTTTGAAAACCCGCTATTTACAGAAACTATACAGGAAATTCCTGTAGACGAGAACTACATTTCTAGTCGTTTTCTTCCCAGGGTAGAAACTTTTGACCTTGATTGGAACGAAACAGTACTAGAAAGACAAGCTGATATGGCAGACATTGTAGACGCTGGAGCAGAACTTCCTATGACTGACAGGGACCCAGTAAGACGCGTAAGCGGTGAAATTGCAGACATAGGACAATCTTACATAGTCAGTAAGAAAGAGTTAAGAGGTCTTATGAGCAATAACGAAGCTGAACGCGAGCTTATGGAAGCCCAGTTACTTAATAAAGCGGCCAGAGTACGCGGTAATATTGACGCCCGTATCGAGTGGATGAACTGGCAGGCGCTGGGTAACGGTATGTTAAGCTACAATAAAAACGGGGTTATGTTAGGTATTGACTTCGGGGTACCGTCAGATCATAAGAAAACAGCCGCTGTTAAATGGGACGACGGCGCCGGTGGACCAGATATTATTAGCGATTACGAAACCTGGGTACAGGACTACGTAGACGCGAACGGTCAAGCACCGGACGTATTCGTAACTTCAATTAAAGCGATCCGTACAGTATTAAAAGATAGTACGATCGTAGAATCTGTAACAGGTAACACTACTTCCCAGCGAATTACTCTACCACAGCTTAACGAGTGGTTACAGGGACTAGAACTTCCACCTATGGAAGCTTTCGACAGTAAAGTTACCTATAGGGACGTTCAGAGCGGTGGAAGTCGTGTTACTCAAAGATTATTACCAGAATACCGCGGCGTATTCTTACTAGAGGGCGGAGAAATTGGAAACAGTTTATTAGGCCCTACAGTAGAAAACGATATGAACCCGGGTATCTTTGGTAGATCTTTTACAATGGAAAGACCTAAGCGTGAAATCGTAGAGGTAGTTACTGCTTCAATGCCTAAAGTAACTAACCCGGAACTGATTATGTACGCGGATATTTTACTTAACGCGTAAACTAATTAACTAATGTAACCAGGGTCTAATTATAGGCCCTGGTAAATCACAAGGAGGTATTAGCTAAATGGCAGACGTACAGGAAAGAAAGTATAAAATTCTTAAGGGCGGTAAGGTTACTTTAAGGGGTGTAGATCTTAAAAAGGATCAAGTAGTAGAACTTCCGGTAAGTGCCGGCGAACACCTAGTAAAAGAAAAGGTCGCAAAAGCTGTGGTAATGGAAGTTAAGAATGAAGATACTTCCCAGGACGACAGTAAGCAAACCGAAGAAGAACTGCAAGCGGCTTATGAAAAAGAATTTAAAACTTTAGATAAGAAAACAAGGGATAATCTTTACGAAGTAGCTAAGGAAATTATCGAAATTCCTTACGATATTAATAAAGATCCTCTAATTGAAGCTATTATCGAAGCCGATAAGACTAAAGCCGTACTTAAAAAATTAGAAGAATAAGGGGGTTAAGTTATGGCCTATCTTACAGCTAGTGAACTAAACGACTACTACCCGGACGCTGAAAATATGAGTACTAACGACGTAACTAAGTTTTTAGGTCGTGCTAATGGCTTTGCGGCAGGTGTTATAGGTGGACCGCTAACCGAAGATCAAATAACTAGCGCTGGAATGGATCCAGAGAACATTAAAAGTGCTATAGGTATGGCTTTCGAGATACTAAGCGAGGGCGAAACGGGCCAGGTCAACCTTGATAACGGTAACGTAACAGAAGCCGCACCGACCGGCCACTTTGTTAAAAAGAAAGACCCGCTTAAGGACGTCGTAACAATGCTACAGCCTTACGCTGAATTGCACGACAGAATTAACGCGGAAAAGTCAGATCGCGGGATCAGTTTTTTATAATGGCCCGCCGCGACGATAATTTAGAGATCGAAAACTTAGAAGACTGGATAAAGTGGTTAGACGGTTTAGACGACGAACATATCGAACGCTTTAAATCCCGGGTGTTAAGATCAGCAGGCCTTCGCGGTTTAGAATACACCCAGGACCTTACGCCCGTAAGATCTGGAACTTTGGCTGATAGCTATAGCTTCGGTGATAAAAATAATGTATTTGAACTTAAAGCAGGTAAGACAAGTTACGTAGTCTGGGGAACTACAGTTAAGTACGCCAGACACGTAGAGGAAGGCTTCGAGCAACAAGCTGGAAGATTTGTCCCTGGCTTCTGGAAAAACGGAACCTTTCATTACCGGGAAGATTACGACACCGGAATGGTTCTTACCGGAAAAGTTATTCCTGGCGCACACCAAATGGCTAAAGGTATAGAATACTTAGATGACGATTTAAGCGACATTGTAGACTTTGAATTTCAGCGCCTTTACGCTGAATTAAATAACTAAAGGGGGCCTGGTTAATGGGTAACTATAAACTAGAATTAAACACGATCCAGACCTGGATAAAGCAGGCGGCAGACGTGAATTCTATCCGCTTAAACAGCGGTAAAACTAAAGCTTCCAGGCCTATAATCTTATTTGAACCGCCGGGCAGGGGTAAAGATCGGGAACTAACCCGGTATAAATACGTGAACGGAATAACCCAGTATTGTAGGTTATTTGCTAATAACTTAGACGAAGCCCTGGAAATACAGGAAGCTTTAATATCTGATATAGAAGATCGGGACAGTTATTTAGATATTAAAGACGGAAACGGTGTTAAAGTAGGAAGGCTTAAGAATATAGAAGTTGAGTTCACAGACAGTGACGGCCTGGATATTAGCTTTGTTATTAGGTACGAAGTAACTTACAGCCGCCCAGTACCAGAAGCGCCGCCTAGTCCTACTTTTGTAGGTAATAGACTGATAATAAATGAAAATCGCGGCGAAGTTAAAGACTACTAAAGGGGGTTTATTAAATGGCTAAAAGTAAGAAAGAGGACACAAAAAAGACCACTACGAACACAGAAAATAAAGCCACGTACACAAAGGAAGAACTAATAAATGCGGCAGAAACTGCTTTTAACGTTAGACCGCACCTTTTAGCTGGCGCCCTTCGTAACTTAGAAGGGGAAATCACGAAAGAAGAAGCAAAAAAGAAACTTGACGCGTATAAAGCGCGCAAGGTAAAAAGATAATCGAAGGGGGATTATAAATTATGGCAGGTACTTATATAGAAGGATCCAGTAAAGTACTATCCGGTGTTTATACGCTGATACAGTCTGTAATAACTGGTATCCCGTTAGGCGATCGCGGTATAGTAGCTTATCCGTTTACCGCTGACTGGGGACCGGCTAACAAGCTGGAACAGGTATTATTCGGCGGGGAATTTGATAAGAAGTACAACGCTTCTGCAAATGAAAGCTTATCCGCTAATTTAATCTATGATAACGCCTGGAAAGGTAAGCCACAGCGAGTATTAACTTATCGTATGGCAGACCCAGACGCCGCAAAGGGTACAGTAAGCTTGCAAGATAGCGGCACGACTGAAAGTATAGCTATGGAAACTAAGTACCCCAGCGACAGGGCTTTTGAAGTAACAGTTAAAGATAGCCTGGCTACTGACGGGAATAAAGTTATCCAGATTATAGAAAATGGCTATAAGCTAGCAGAAGTAGACGCCGGAACCGTAGCAGAGCTGGAAGAAAAGCTGAACGCTACAGGCTACGTGAATGTAACAAGTACTGGCGACAACCTACCAGCTAATATTGTAGGTGAGCCTTTCGCCGGTGGTAATAACGGCGCGGCCGCTATTACTTCGACCGAGTATTCAAACTTCCTGGACGCTATAGAAGCTAACGGCAAGCCGCAGGCTTTCAGTCTTGACGGTGTAGACGACGAAGCTATTATAGCAGAGATGGAAGCTTGGACTAAAAGAGTAAGGGACCAGGGCTTATATATCACTTTTGCAAGTGGTGGACCGTCTACCTGGGATACAGACGTCGACGCGGCTAATACAGCCAGTAAGAACTTTAACCACAGAGGTATAGTTAACGTCGGAAACGGTGTTGACGGTTACACAGCGGCAGAAATGGCAGTATTCGTAGCGGCCAGGGTCGCAAGTATTCCGTTAAATAGAACTGTGACTGATGTAGTTATCGACTACGACAGCGTTAATGAAGAATTACTACCAGGGGATCGTGTAAAAGCAAAAGAAGCTGGTACTTTAGTATTTACTACTGATGATAAAGGTATGGTAGTTATCGACGAAGGGGTTAATACTTTAACAGCGCCTTCCGGTGGCGAACATATCTATATGGGTAAGATCAGAGTAAATAACGCGCTTGATTTTATCAGTAGAGATCTGGAAGCTTTCGGTAATGAGTATAAGAAAACTAAATCTAATACCCAGGAAGCTAGACAGACCTACGCTAGTTTAGTACAGGATACATACTTTAGAGCGCTGGCGGCTATGGAAGTAGTTAAAGACGAACCAGGTTTTAGGTACTCTTATATCGAAGATCCGGAATATCACGGCAAAGACGCGGTATATAGCCCGGCTTTAGACGAAGCTTACTTTATCGCTGAATTTACACCCGTTGATAGTATGGAACGGATCTACCAGAAATTCCAACTTAGATTTTAATAGAGGGGGTATTAATATATGGGCTTCGACACTAACGAAGTTATTAACGGTAAATATGGCTTTTTATACGACGAGGACGGCCGCCAGTTAACTACTACCCAGGAATTTGAAGCTGTAGTAGATCTTAACAAAGAGGAAATAGAAATGGCCGGCGAATTTATGTCCGGACATAAAGTTATGGGCGGATCCGGTTCTGGATCAGTAACTTATTTAAAACTTACTTCTGCCCTGGTTAAAAAGATCAGCGAGGAACCTACAGCTAAGTTTAACTATTTAGGGAAGCTGGCAGATCCTACTGCAAAAGGGGAAGAAGCAGTCCTTTATAAGCGACTATCTTTCGATCAGATACCCTTACAGAACTATTCATTAGGGGATATTGTAGAAGTAGAACTGGACTTTACTTTCGAAGATTTCGAATATAAGGCCAGTATAGACGAATAATTCAATAGTTAGGGGTTAACGCCGTAAAGGCTTAACCCCTGGCTAATATTAGAAAGGGGTTTTAATTTATGTCAAACAATTTTACTAGTTTAGATATGATCTTAACAAAGGATACAGAAGAACTTACAAGTCTTAAGACCGGGGAATTTGAAAGCGAGAAACTGGGTTTAATTCCTTATACTGCTATAGATCACCCAGAGTATAAGAGAAATAAGCGCGACTGTGTTAAGTTGATACCGGACGGATCGGGTGGAAGAAAACCCGACGTAGACGACGATAAACTAATGGTTCGCTTAGTTATCGACGCGGTAGATAAGGATAATCGAAGCGACTTTACTTTTGCTAATAAAAAACTGCTGGAAAAGCTTAACGTAGTCAGCGCTGAAAAAGCGGTAAGTAAGTTACTACAGCCGGGGGAAATTTACGAGTTCGCTATGGATATACAAGATCTTTCCGGTTTTGGTAAAAGAGCGCGTAAAAAGCAGGAGGAAGAAGTAAAAAACTAATAAAGCAGGACGGCGAAGCTAGGTTATTAGCTTATATATGGAATAACTATAAAAAGCTTCCGTCCGAAATTTACAACCTACCGCCTGGCGAAAAAACTTTTATTTACCAGGCTACGCTTGAACGGATCAAAGCAGAAAATAAAAGATCTCGCAAGTAATGAGTAGAAAGGGGGTAAATTAATGGCTAGAGAATTTGTAATGGGCGCTAAAATGACCTTGAAAGATAGATTTAGTAAGCAATTAAAGGACGTAAAACGCGCTACCGATATGTTTAGTAACTCTATAGAAGGCGCTAACAGCGAAACCGCAGAAATGGTAAATAGGCAGTTAAGAGCGCGGGACAGTATGGACGATTTTAGCCGCGACACCCAGAGGGCTACTAATAACTTAAAAGAACAGCGGACTGCTACAAATAGATTAGGTTCTGGAATGAGAATGTTAAGAGGTTTATTAGTCGGTGTAGCTTCGAGTATGGCCCTGGTAGGCGGTAAAAAATGGCTTGTAGATAGTAACGCTAATATGGAAACTTACCAGAATACGCTAGAGGTTATAATGGGTTCACAGGAAGAAGCTATTAAACAGCTAGAATGGGCCGAAAAATTCGCCGGCGGAACACCCTTTCAGATCGGCGATATAGTAGAAGCTACTACCCGTCTAGAAAGTTACGGCTTGCAGTCAGAAAAAGTATTAGGTATTACTGGCGATATGGCTTCTGTAATGGGTAAAGATCTTATGCAAGCAGTAGAAGCTGTAGCAGACGCCCAGACCGGAGAAGTAGAAAGACTTAAAGAATTCGGTATAACTAAGGATATGATCGAGGAACAGGCCGAAATGCTAGGCACTAACCCGATTAACAATAAGGGACAAATAACGGATATGAAAGCTTTTAACGCCGCTTTATTTTCTCTTATGGAAGAACGCTTCGAGGGCGGAATGGCTATGCAAATGGAAACCTGGGACGGTATGATGTCAAATGCTAAAGATTTCTGGTCCCGGTTAGGTAGAACTTTAGGCGAACCGATCTTCGAGGAAGCTAAATTACAGCTTGAAGGTCTTTTAGAGTACCTAAGCTTTTTAGAGGACAGCGGCGCTATAGATCGCTGGGCTACAAATGTAGAAAATAGTTTAACAGCTGTAAAAAACGGAATTAATAATTACATAAAACCGGGCGTCTTTTTTATGATCGGTGCCGCACAAGCTATCCGCAATAACTGGGACTGGATCGGGCCTTTTGTAGAAGGCTTAGTCGTAACCCTGGGTAGTTACTTAATGATTACTAAAGGTATAGCTTTTTACCAGACCGTAGCCGCTGGTATACAATGGGCTTATAATGCCGCTATTACAGCTTATCAGACATTAGGTCTTATAGCGATCGGTATAACCGAAGGTTGGGCCGGCGTCCAAACAGCGCTCAATATCGCTTTAAACGCTAACCCTATAGGCCTGGTAGTAGCTTCGATAGCTTTATTAGTCGGAGGTTTAATATTAGCCTATAGGAAGTCAGAAACCTTTAGAAACATTGTTAACAGCGTATGGGATACAATCTGGACTAAGGTTAAACCTATAGTAGATAGTTTACGGAATTCTATAGTTAACGCTTTTAGTGCAGTACTTAACTGGGTTAATACTTACTGGCCTAAGATCGAGCAGATAATATCTTTTGTTTGGGCTTTTTTAGGGCCTTTTGTAATGGCTAAGATTAACATAATTAAGACAGCAGTAATTAATGGCTTTAGTTTAATATTTGATACCGTACGCCGTGTTATGGGTATGGTAGGCGCAATAGTTCGTATAAGCTGGTCTATAATATCCGGAATATTCGGTGTAGGTTTAAGCCTACTTACCGGTGACTGGGAAGGTGCCTGGGAAGCTATGTTAAGTATGCTATCTGGTATCTGGACTGGTATAGAACAGTTCTTTACAGAGTTAGGTGGTCTATTTTTAGACGCCGGGGGTACTATTATAAATACCTTAGTTACAGGAATTCAAACCGCGGCTATGGCCCCAGTAGAAGCTGTAAAGAATGTATTTGAAAAGGTAAGAAACTTACTGCCGTTTAGTGACGCTAAGGACGGACCTTTTAGTAATTTAACAGGTAGCGGCCAGGCTATTATAACTACTATAATAGACGGTATAGAAAATAAAGCTACTAAGATCTACGATACTGTTACTAATGTATTTGAAAAAGTAAAAGATTTTGCGCTGACACCGATTAACGGGATTTTAAACGCCGTAGATAATGTATTCAGCGGGGTTAGAAACAGCGTTTTAGATATTTATAATAAGGTAGTAGGGATAATTGATAAGATCCCGAAAGCTTTTTTACCTAAAAACTTAGAAAATCTAAAACCTATAGAACTTAAGGCCAGCGCTTCTGGGGATCAATTTAAAGATAGCCCTACAACAGGTAACAGTCAGAAAATAAACCCAGCTGGAACAGTTAACACGAATAATACAAGTAAAAGCGTAGCTATTCAGAACTTAATAGGTACTTTAGAACTTAAGGACGTAGGTAATAGAAATGTAGAAGATCTGGTAGACGAGATTATAGCTAGTCTATATAACAGATTATCGGACGCTGACGAAGTATTAAGCACCGGTGAAATGGAGGTATTACTCAATGGGTAGTCTAAAGGTAAAGATAACCATAAGGGATAATAAAACAGGCGAATACGTACGTATTCCAGTAATACCGCCCAGGCTTCAATACCAGGAGGGCGCGGCTATGGTAGATACTGTTAAGATCCTTAATGTAGGTAATATTGATTTCCACAGCGGGGTGGAACTTGACAGTATGGGCTGGTCCTCTTTTTTCCCGGCAAGATACGACGGCGGTTATGTTAATATCGCCGGGGATCTTCTAAAAGAACCGCTGGAATATAAGGAAATATTTAAAGAATGGAAAGATACAGGTAGGCCTTTACAGCTTATTATACCTGTAATAGATCTTAACGTACCTATGTATTTAGCTTCCTTTAACTGGGATCTTAGAGGACACGAAAAAGATATTTATTACAGCTGTAACTTTAAGCGCGATAAAGACGTAAGACCCAGACAGTATAATACAGACACCGGGACGATCGAAGAAGTGACACAGCAAACGGCAGAGGACAGGGCGCCAGTACCGGAAGAAACACCACCCAGTAGCTACGTAGTTAAGGAAGGGGATAACTTAACTACTATAGCAAAAAGAACGGGGAATGACTGGGAAACTATTTACGCTGATAACAGGGAAGCAATCGGGGACGATCCGAACACAATACAACCAGGAACGGAATTAATGGTATGATCCAGGTAGAAGTTAACGGCCAGGACATTAGACCATTACTAGCCAGTCCGCCCCGAATACAGGATAATATAAACGCCACGTGTAGGACTTTATCCCTTAAGCCTTATAAAAGTCGTGATCTGGAAAACTATTTAGGTCAGCCAGTTAAGCTTCGTTATAGTAACGAGATCTGGTTCTATGGTTTTTTAAGATCACGGCGCTATAACTCAAACGGACAGGCAGAGTATACCGCGGCGGATCCTCTAATATTTATGAAAAATAACCCCGGTGATTATTACTTTAAGAATATAACAGCTAACCAGGGAATGAAGCAGTTAGCAGAAAAGACAGGCGTAAAGATCGGCCAGCTGGAAAATACCGGCGCCGTACTATCCCAGCTTTTTTACGAGAATAAGGACCCGGATAAAATAGCTATCGACTTACTGGCCCGAACTTACAGAGAAAACAGTAAAAAGTACTGGTTTAGATACGATCCAGAAAAAGGTCTGATCCTATTTGAAAGAAAAACACCTAAAAAGGTCTGGGCCTTCCAAGTCGGTGTTAACCTAGAACAGGCAGAATACAAGGATAGTATCGAAAAAACAGTAACTATAGTAAAGCTTGTTAACAGAGAAACAGGGAAGGTAGTTACTAAAGGCGATAGTCAAAGTATTAAACAGTACGGGCCTTATACACACTTTGAAGAAGTAGACAAACAGGCGGCTAAAATAATGGATCAATTAGCTAATGATCTATTAAAACAGAAAGGTAAAGTCGAAAAATCACAGAGTATTAAGGGAATAAATCCGGGGACTATGCCGCAGTTTTACAGCGGGGACGTGATTTATGTAGAGGAAGAAAAAACTAAACTAATCGGTGCCTATCATATTAAAAACGCGGTACAGACTTTTAAGAGTGATAACCTTATAGAACTTAAGTTCGATATACAGGAAGCGCCGGACGTACCTATTATAGAATATGAAAACGCCAGTCAACCGCCGCCGTCTGATGAAGAAACAGAAAAAGGCGTACAGCAGGAATACAGCGACGAACTTAAAAAGCTGATGGATAAATACGGAATAGATCCGGAAGGTTAGGGGGTTAATTAATGGCAGATAAAGAAGTAGACTTACTTAAACTATTAAGAAAAGAAAATGATAACCAACCCCCAGGCCTTAGAGTAGCCAGGGTAAATAGTACTGAACCGGGAACGGAAACCTTTATTTTAGAGGGTTCAGAACTTGTATTAGATATAGATTTATTCGAAGTACCGCCGGAAATGTACCCTTTAAGGGTTAACGATCTTTATTTAGCTTACCCGCTTGTCGGTGGGGATAATAACCACCGCTGGGCCTTAATAGAAAAGATCAGCGGAGGAATACCGATCTTAGAAGCTGTAACACCCGGCCCGGACCCTACTTTTAAGTTTGAAAAAAGCGGACAGTTAGTAGATCCTGTTTACACGGCAGACCGCTTCGAAATTCCGGTAGATATGAACCCTGTTAGACAGACGGATCGCTTTTTAGTACGTCCGATCGACGGCGATAACTACAGCGCTAACCCACGCTGGGTATTAACCGAGAAACTGACCGGCGGGGTAGTACAGGCTACTATGGCCGGAGGTACTAGCTGTAATGTAGAAAATTACGGGACTATTTCCGGTTTGATTGTACCTAGCTGGGTAGTACATAATCATATACAAACACAGTATTTTGACACACACGATAAACCTAGCGATATGTATTTACGAGGTGATAACTTAGTAGTCGACAGCCTTAAAGGCGGCGACAGCGTAATAATAGAGCCTACAGGGACACCGGAAAACGTGCAATATGTAGTTACTCAATTCTTAAGTCGATAGGGGTGATATTATGGCAGGAAAAAAGACCCCTGTATTTGACTGGTCGAAAATGGAATTTAAAAGAGATTTAAACGGATCAGTAAAAACAGGGACCGGTAACGTAGCAGTAGAAGAATTATTCTTTAAAGCCCAGCAGACCAGAAGAGGGGTTTATTTGATATATGCTAACCAGGACGATCCGGATCAGCACCATAAATATGGTAATGATCTACTTAATGTAATAAGATCTAATCTTACCGGAGGGGTTAAGGAAAGCGAAATAAAAAGAGCTGTGAAAGAAGCTGGTATATATTTAGACGGTGTAAAGGACGTCTTTAACATTGAAGTAATTAAAAATGAGTTTAATGGTCGCAAAATAGATTTAGACGAGGTTTATATTAAAGCGGTGATTACTACAATTTACGACGACAAGCTACCTATAGAAGGTATTATTACACTAACTGAAAGGGGGTAAATATTTATGGCAGATAGACCAGAATTTAAATCTGTTTATGAAGAACAGGAAGCAGATATAAGAGATAGAATGTTAAGCAGAATAAGCGACGACTGGCGTAAAAAACCCGGCGATTTTGTTTATGATACTGTAGCTACTTCGCCACTTGAAGTAAAACAGTTACAGATCGGACTAGATCAGATATTAAAAAACGCTTTTGCTCAATACGCGGAAGGTAGCTTTTTAGATTACTTAATGAACGACATAGGAATGACCCGGAAAGGATCTACCCCGAACCAGAGAACTTTAAACGTAACAGCAGACAGTGGGGTAGTTATTCCAGCTGGGCAGTTACTTAATACTGTTATACTAGATAATGAAGGGGATCCTTTAGAATACACGGTCGACGAAAAGGTAGAATTCACCGCTAATGAAACAAAAGCTGTAAAAGTTACCTGTAATACTGACGGGACGGTCGGAAATATAGCTACAGGATCAGACTTTATTTTTCAACCTTCAATCGGTGGTATTAAACAGATAATAGACCAGGGTTCAGATATTTTAGGTACTGATACCGAGGACGATCCGGAAGCTTACGATCGCTACGAGTTTAAGGTAAATCACCCGGACACCGGAGGAAATAGAAATGATTATATTCGCTGGATCCAGGAAATACCAGCGGTCGGCGATCAGCGAATTCTGCCTTTATGGCGCGGCAACGGGACCGTAAAAGCGGTTATAATAGATACTGAATACCAGCCAGCTACTGAAACTTTAGTAGACGAGGTACAGGAATATTTAGATCCTAAACTAGATACTACAAAAGAAGCTGAAACTATGTTAACCGACGGCTACGGGGTTACAGTTAACGCTGATAATGCAGAACTAGCTTACGATAGCCAGGGGGACGGGATCTTATACTACGATCAATTCGGCGGTTTAGAAGATCTTTTAGAAACCCAGAACCATTTTAAGGCCAGGGTCCAGGTAAAAGTAGATAGTAATTCCGGAACTAATGATCTACTAAAGATCGAAGTAAGGGACCGCGGCACTTTAACCCCGGTTTATGAAACCGACGCGGAAAACAATCAAGCTGTAAAAACCCTTACCGCCGCAGACTTAAGCACAAGCTACGGTTATGTAGAACTTCCTTTTTACTGGGACGGTCTACAGCCTATAGAAATAGCAGTAACCAGGCTTACTACAGACACTACAACCTTAGTTACTGTAGATAATGTTAACTTTATAAGCTTATACGGCCAGGCTTTAGGGGAAGGAAAAGCGCCAGCAGGGGCTATGGTTTACGTTATATCAGCTATAGATCTACCGATAGATATTACAGCTGTAGTAGACTATTCCGAAGGTTACGACCAGGCGGAGGTAGAAGCTGACTTTAAAGATAAGGTAGAAAATTACCTTGTAGACCTAGCTTTTTCAGATAAGCCGGTAGTTTATAATAAGATCGGATCCCTACTTATTGAAACTACAGGGGTTAGTAACTATTCTGATCTTACAATAAACGGCGGAACTACTGATATAATGCCCGGTAAGGAAGAAGTAGCAACCCTGGGGACGGTGACGATCTAATATGACTTTAAGAACTGATCGAATGTTAAACCAGGCACCTTATTATTATAAATTCTCTAACCTATATAACCAGATCCAGGCGGCGCAAGCTAGCGAATACGATAGCATAGAGGAAGCCCGGGAAGATTTAAGAAAGCAATTTTATATTACTACAGCTACCTGGGGGCTTAAATACTGGGAAGAACTGCTTAATATACCTACTAACGAAAGTGACAGCTACGATGTAAGGCGGTCCAGGGTATTAAGCCGCTGGCGGGCTGTAGGTAACTTTTCCGAAGATTTGATTAAATCAGTCTGTGAAAGTTTTTTAAACGGGGAAGTAGACGTAAAGATTAGACCGGCCCAGTATGAAGTAATTATTAAATTCGTAGGTAAAAGAGGGATCCCGCCGAACTTAGAAGATCTTAAAGCAATAGTTAACGGTTTGATCCACGCCCACTACGGTGTAAGTTACGAATTTACTTATTTAATATGGGACGAAGTGGATAAAGAAAATATGACTTTTGATGAATTAGACGCGGCAAATTATACTTTTGACGAATTAGAAGTAGCTAGACCGCCGCTAACATAAAGGAGGTTAAAAATGAGCAGTCAATATAAAACACCGCAGTTAAAGCTTAATGACTGGGTAGGTATCGACCGTGTAGAACGTAAAGATTGGGTAAATGATAATAAGATATTAGAAAAAGTAATAAGTACAGGTTTTATAGATTTTGAACCTGTAAGCTATGTATCAAGTAACCAGTTTACTGTACCAGAAGACCAAACTAGTATTTTTATAACTAACAGAAGAATAAAAGCTGAAATAAACGCTAATTTTTTGTATTCTTCTGTAGAAAACGTAGTTTATAATTCTACTGACGACCTAACTACTGTAACGATTAAAGATAATATCCTAACTTCTGACTTAAATAGTATAGGTTACGGGAATATAATACCTGGAAATAGCGGCAATTTACCGTTAGAGGCCTTACAAGATACTGTAAGTAACCTTATATCAGCTGGAAATAATATCGATTTGAATTATGATGATGTAAATAACCAATTAATTATAAGTGTTAACGGTACAGCCCTTAATGCAGATACTTTAGATGGTAAGCATTTATCTGAAATAATCAGCACTGCTGTTCCACCAGGAACAGTAATATGGAGAGCAGTTAATAATATTCCTAATGGGTATTTAGAATGTAACGGGGCTGAACTATCAAGGACTACTTATTCTGATTTATTTGGTGAAATTGGAACTGTTTTTGGATCAGGTGATGGGAGCACAACTTTTAATTTGCCTGATCTTCGCGGTGAATTTGTTAGAGGATTTGATAATGGTCGGGGTGTTGATAGTGGTAGAGATTTTGGAAGTTGGCAAGATTTTGGTTTAAAACTACCTTTCCCTATAAGGCAGCCGCCTGATGGATTTACTACAGATGGTACGCTAAATAATGTCCCTTTAAGTTTTACTGTTAGTGATGACATACCGAATCCACATTTAAAAGAAGATTGGGAAAATTTAGTAGATGAAATAAGATCAAGGAATGTTGCTTTACTACCATTAATTAAATATTAAGGAGGTTAATTAATGAAGATATATCATTACAGTCGAGATAAGTATGAGTTTTTGACAGAAGGTGAAGCAAGAGAAAATCCTTTGGAAAAAGCAAAGCATCTTATCCCAGCTTTTGCTACTGATATTGAACCACCTTCATTAAGTGAAAATGAAGTAGCAATATTTAATGAAAGTACAGAAAGTTGGGAAGTGAAAGCTGATTATAGAGGGGAAAACTTTTATTATAAAGATACTGGTAAAAAAATAGAAATCGAACAAATAGGCGAAGTAGGAAATGAATTAACTGATATCACCCCTCCTCAAACTTCGGTAAATGAAAGAGCTATATTTAATCACGATATAAATGAGTGGGAAATTAAAGTTGATTATGTTGGTAGAAAATATTTTAATGAAAATGGAGTTGAAGTTGAAATTACAGAAATAGGAGTTGAGCCAGACCCGTCTTGGTTTAATACTTATGAAGAATATAGAATAGCTGAGCTAGAAAATGCTTTAGCAGATATAATAGGTGGTGGTACAAGTGCTTAAACCATTTCAAATTAATATATTTGTAAGAGTTGTTAAAAGAAAAGTTGAGACAGAAGGTAGAACTGCGGCTGATATTTTAGATAATGATTATCCTGCATTAACAGATACTGACAAGAATAACATTCTTTCAAAAATATAGAAACTTATATAATTATAGGGGGCGTAGTTAATGGGCGACACTAATAACAGCAGAAATAGTAATAACGGGGATTGTAACCAACCCTGCGCAGATTTACAGAGGTTAAAGGAAAAGTTTAACGGTTACGGGGAAAGGCTTAGTAAAGTAGAATACGCTACAGATAAAAACGAAGAAAATATAAGCAGTCTACAGATGGCCCAGGCAGAAATTAAAACATATATAGAAGGGTTCGGAACTAAGCTTGATAATTTAGAAAGTAGGCTTTTTACATACCTGGAAGGGATAAGTAAAACTAACCGCCAGGACAACGAGGACTGGCGGGAATATACACTTAAAGTAATCAAGTGGACGATAGCCGCACTTATTGGTTACTTTGTAGCAAAGGGAGGTTTTTAAGATATGAAGCCAGAAAATATCACGATCTTTATTGACGACGGTCACGGTATAGAAACGCCAGGGAAGCGGACCCCTGGCGGGACCCGTGAAAACGAGTTCAACCGACCTACAGCTGTAAAACTTAGGACCCTGGCCGAGAATTTAGGTTTTAATGTTACAATGGTAGCGCCAGAGTTAGAGGACGTGTCCCTGGAAAAGCGCGTAAATAGGGCTAATACAGCTTTTAAGTCTTTAGGGTCTAATCATAAGGCGATTTACGTAAGTATTCATTTTAACGCCGCAGGTGAAGGCTGGTCCGGTGCAGAGGGTATAGAAACCTTTCACTACCCAGGATCGGCAGAAGGTAGAAAACTAGCCGCGGCAGTACAGCAGGAATTAATTAAGGGAACGCCGCAGAGGAACAGAGGTATTAAAGAAGGTAACTTTTATGTATTAAAGGAAACTTTACCGCCGGCTATCTTAGTCGAGGGCGGGTTTATGACTAATAAGGACGAAGCTTCTTTAATACTAGACACGGAATTCCAGAATGAAACAGCCAAAGAGATCTTAGACGGGATCTGTAAGTATTTTAAGATTACTAAAAATAAAAAGGAAGATCTACAGCTACAGCTTGACAGGGAATACAGCCGCCGGGTGGTAGCAGAAAGAGAAGTAGAGGACCTTAAAAAAGAGACCAAAGAGTATGAAAACTTCTTTAATAACTTCCAGAAGTTTTTAAATAAAGCTAAGGGGGCTAAATAATGGATATTAATTGGCAGTTAGTTTTAAACGTAGCTTTAGGTTTAATACCGGCTATTTCTATACTGATCGGAATTTTACTTAAAGTGCGGCCAGAACTTAAGGTTTTTGTAGCTAAGGGTTACAGGTGGCTTAACATTGTAAGTAAGGTTTTAGATCAGATCGAGGATAATTTCGAAAACCTACCTTACATAAACACAGTCGATGACGTAGTAGAACAGATTATATCAGAGCTGGAACAGGCAGGTTTTAAACCCACATATAAGGATAAGAAGGAAATTAAGAAGCTAGCGGAAAATAATTTCAAGAAAAAAGAAGGCTGGAAATTAGACTTAAATAATGAAGCGGTTAAAATAAATTACATACATAAAGAATGACAGCAAAGTAAGCAAACCCCAGAGATCCCGGACTAAAAACCCGGGATCTTTTTAATTTTCCAGCTTTTTAAATCAAGACCGTTAAACCCTAAGATCTTATAGTACTATTAACTATTAATAATACTACTACTATACTATAACTATTATTATATTATTATATTATATTATATATAGTATTATTAGTATTAGTAC